AATGATCGCTAAATGTACGTTTACATCATAATCAATATACTATTCTTTTTCTTAATACACTAATAGTATATCATCAAAGTAGTGTAATTTCAACATGATTATTTATACATTCACCATCTCTAAAAAGTCTTTCTCGGAAATGATTGGAATCCCAAGTTCCCTCGCTTTTTTATTCTTTGAAGATGTTGATTCCACATCATTGTTGATCAGCCAGTTTGTCTTTGATGTGACAGATCCGGTCACTTTTCCGCCTTTGCTTTCAATGAATTTCTGCAATTCTTTTCTATTTTTGAATTGTGTCACGTCTCCTGTAATAACAAAATTCTTGCCCGCAAGGCTTTGGTCTGTGTTATCATTTGTGTTTAGATTTACCGGAATAATGGTTTGTAATAATTTTCTAAAATCTTCTCTATTACCACTGTCATCAATCCATTCATTGATCTGTTGACTAGTTTTCTCTCCGATCCCGTCAATAATACTCCAATTATATTTATCAATTAATCTCATTACAAATGTGTCAAAGTCGTATTCACAGTGTTTAGAAATATCTTTGGCTGTGCTATCTCCTACTCCCGGAATAGACAAAGCAGCAATAAATCTATTCAACTCTACACTTCTACTCTTCTCAATTGAATCAATTAATTTATCAATTGACTTTCTTCCAAACCCAGACATATTAATCATATGGATATAATAATCCTTTAGATTATAAATATCTGAGAAGCACGTCAACCAACCTCTAGCAATAAATTTAGAGAGCGTTTCATCTGAAAGCCTGTCAATATTCATTTTATTTCGACTTGCAAATGCGGATAATTTACCCAACAGTTTACCTTTGCAATTAGAGTTAGAGCACATAAGAACCTCTGTGTCATTATCTTTAACAATCTCTGTTTTCCCTCCACAGATTGGACATGTACTAGGTGGAATACATAAGTTGTTTAATGTACGGTCGAGATTATCTGATACTTGCGGGATAATTTGATTAGCCTTGAATACAGTAATTGTATCTCCATGTGATAATTTCAAATCCTTAAAAATACTCATATTATGTAATGAAGCACGTTCCACTATAGTTCCATCAATCTCCACTGGTTCAAATACAGCCGTTGGAGTTAAACAGCCACTTTTGCCCATTGTCCATTCGATATTATTTAATGTCGTTTCAAATTCTTCATCGTAAAATTTATAAGCAACAGAGTGTCTTGGATGATGTCCAGTAAGACCTAATGATTCCCCGTATTGAATATCGTTATACGTCATCACCAAGCCATCAATCGGATAACCATGATCATGTGCTTTTATTTTTAACGACTCAATCATTTCTGGAAGATTTTCTTTATCACTACTTTTGCCTGAATATGTAAATAACGGTACAATTTCGAATCCAAGTTCTTTCGCATATTTTAATCTATTCAAAAATGAATTTGAGCAAACTTCTGTTGGCACTTTCCATGCAACAAATTTAATATGTCTTTGTGCTGCAATTCTATTATCTAATTGTCGTACAGATCCAGAAACTAAATTTCTCGGATTTTTATATTTCTTATCTTCAGGGAGAACTTTATTAATCTTTTCAAAATCGTCATATGTGATAATTGCTTCGCCTTCAATTTCGAAATGACCTTTATATTCAATTGTAAGAGGAATATTTTCAAATACGTTTGCATTATGTGTGATCAGTTCACCAATATCACCATTGCCACGAGTTTCTGCCTGTACTAGTCCCCCATTTTCGTATGTCAAAAGACAAGTCAATCCGTCCATCTTTAGACTCAAAATACAATCCTTGTCACCTGCAAATTTTCTTAAATCGTCCACTGATTTGGTTTTATCAAGAGAAAGCATTGGATGAGAATGTTTAATCTTTTCCAACTCAGATTTCACTTGAAATCCAACAGTTTTCGTAGGTGAATTTGCGAACGAAAGTCCAGTTTCATTCTCTAACTTTTCCAGTTCGTCATATAGTTTATCGTACTCATAATCGGATATAATTGACTCTGATTCGTTATAATACGCATTTCTGTATTCATTTAGCATTTTTGTCAATTCTTTGATTCTTTCCGTTTTATTCACTTTTTATCTCCTTATATACCCTTTGTTATTTATACAATTTTCATCAACCAATTACCTATGAACAGAGCGTAAAATCCTATCAGAAAAAGAGAGATAAAAATATCTGTAATTAAAAAATATACCAACTCATCTAATAGGATTTCTGCGCCGCCCGTAAAATAAAATAATAAATAAGTAATTATGGCTGATATTACTAAAATCAATAATATCTCCATATATTTTCTCCGTTATTTTCCCGTACTTCCGAAACCACCGTTTCTCACGCTATTTTTTTATAATTATAATGTTCAATATTGTAATTATGGTTTTTCATTACAAGATCGAAGGATACATGATAGTCATCGCAATATGTTTTAAAATCCTGCTCAGTACGCATATTTACATGTAGCGATGTATGATTCGATCTCTTCATAACCAAAAGATTTTCCAAACTATTATTTTGTCTATTAAAATCTAAGTGATGTACAACATATTCTGGTTTCAAATAAAATTTTTCGTCTATTTTTATACTGTTCTCATTATTTAAAAGATATTTTTCTGCTACTAAACGATGTTCAAATACAAAATCATCATTATTTCTAAATGGATGTTTTAAGTCTCTAATCAATTTATATCCATAAAAAGAGATTCTTTCATCAGAAATCCAAGATGAGTTTAGGCTTCCCTTAAGACCAAATTGATGATTATTAGAACCGCTCATAATACCCCTTTTATCTTGAATCAAACATTCTTTAGAACAATACAATCTATTGCTTCTATTAATCTGACTTTCTTTCTTATGAATTGGCTTTCCACAAAATGAGCAAACTGCGTTTAAATGCGGGTGTTTAATTTTATAGTCTGATTCACAAATTTTACTACAGAAAATTTTTTCTCTATTTTCATATCTTGATTTAAAAACCTTAACAGGATTTTCACAATTGGCACATTTTACTATTTTATAAGTTGGGTGATACGGCTGTATAATATAATAAAACCCATCTTTAGTCTTTTTATATTTGCTTATATTAGAAAGTGTAGATGGAGAAACTTTTAACTCTTTAACACATTCATTAACAGAATCATACTCTAAAATTTTATTCCAATTACAATCGTATTTAAAAACTTTTTTACAATTTTTAGACACCAGTACTCCCTATACCTCCATTTCTCACGTCCATTACATTATCATCGACTGTAATTCCATATTCCACGAAGATTCCTTGAGCAATTTTATCACCTTCATTAATATTCACAACCATATTTCCATTGTTTTTAAATTTCATAAAAATATGCCCTTCATTATCCGAGAAGAAATAGTCACTATCGATAATACCCGCTTGATTTACTAAGTTAAGACAGTATTTGAATCCAAGGCTACTTCTTGGATAACATTTTAATACCCATCCATCAGTAATTTCACATCGAATTCCTGTTGGAATTTTTAACATTTCTCCTGGTTGTAAAGTTGCTGCAACAGTAGAACAGAAATCATATCCTGCCGATCCTGAAGTAGCACGCTTTGGAAGTTTGATATGATCGTAAATCGTCTTGATTTCTTCTGCATTGGTAGCACCAAAAGTATCAATCCAGCCTTCTGTAAACTGCTCGTAACTTACTTTCTGAAATTTTGCAATTCGTTTCATTTGTTTTATACCTCCTGAATAATTTCTAGTTTAATAAATTCTTTTAACTTCTTTTTTAAATTTCTTTTTACCTTTTTCAATACTAAATTATTCTTTTTATCTGCTTCTGTTGGGTTGTAAAATGACACATAAATATTTTCTGAATTATTGTCAACTACTTCGTATTCGAATGTATTTGGAAAACTAACTTGAAATTCAACCGATACAGTTGGATAATTTTTATATTCATACAAAGGAACATTCAGTCGATAAACTTGTCCATATTTTTTAAATCCATTCTTGATTAAGATTTCATGAGTGCAATTTTTATGTAATTCGTATTCTTTCATTCAATCCTCTCCTTTAAGAATTTAATATATTCACCCCATTTACCAATGTAATGTATATATTCTTTACTTTTAAGCATTTTCTTTTTCATATCAGCTTTTATATTTATTCGTCTATATTCTTTGTCTTTCGTAAGAATTTCGCCCAAAAATTTGCTTGTAATGTTCTTTATGATAAGAATGTTACCTTCAGGAAGTCTACTGATTATATCCTTATATTTTTTCAAATCATCACTAGGTATTTCATACTTTCTTTTAGGTAAATTCTTAGTGCTGAATGGACTAATATTTGCGCCACTGGTTTGTGGTTTTAAATATTTTGCAATTAATTCAATGTCTTTTGCAGAAAACTTAAACTCAATTTCTTTATCATTTTCTACAATGTCCCAAACAGTACCCTGCTGCTCTAATAATAAATACAGTTCATCATATGGGATCCTTTCTTCATTTCCGCACAGCTCTTTACCTAACGCTAATAGGATATTATGCCCTCTTCCAGTAGAAGGAATGTATGCAACCAATGTGGAATGTCCATAATGATAAATTTGATTCCCATAAGCACATTTAATATAGATATCATCCGAATCAATATTGCCTTTATCGTCTCTTGGATAATCATTTGTATTTTGATCAATGTGAGCCATTAATCTATATGTGCCTTTATATCTCGTGAGATACGCCATTTTACTACTCACCTCTTCCACTGTTATTAATATTTTCTGATTCTTTTGAATTATAATATAGATCATCTAAATCATCTCTGGTTCCTGCCGCAACACATAATGCCACAACAACAATCGCCAAAAGTGTACCTACAAACATTCCAATTAAAAATCCAATCAATGTATTCATGTTTTAATACTCCTCGTATAATATTTCTTTATATATTTTATTTTTATTATTCTTCTCTGCTGTAAGAACAACATCTAATGCCTGTTTTCTATTTGTAAAAACGGTTTTATTTAAATCATTAAAATGTAATAAATAAGCATGTTTGTCTGTTTTATCACATCCTACAAAATAATTATTCTCTACTGTTCTTATAACGAGTTGGCATACATCAAATATGCCAACCGTAGGAATTATCCTTGCATAGTAAACAGTATCTTTCAGTTTTACTGATTCTCCCACAAGATCACCTTTCCTTGTTTTAACGTTTCTTGCACGTCAATGACTCTTTGGTTTGTGCTGCCAGCCCAATGATATGTAACATCTCGTTTGTCTTCTTCATATCTTCCATCTACAAGTACATCACACTGTTTCACAATGTCTTGACGCATTTTTAAAAGCTGATCTCGTTTTATGTTAAAATCATCTGTAATAATTGGATGCATGATTTGTTCCCATGTATATCCGGAATATAACCAGATTGTTTTTTCTTGACATGAAAGACGGATTTCATCTGAGTTTTTAATCAATATATTGTATTTGAAGTTATCATTTTCTCTATATATTGTATCTATTTTTCTACTTATTGGATATTTTGAACGTAAATCTGTAATCAAATCCAAAACGTCTTTAAGGTTTTGTGAATATAATGGATCGCCACCAGTAAATGTAATACCGGAAATATAGTCTTTAGACAACTCATCTAATATTTCTTTTTTTGCCGATTCGTCAAATTGAACTCCGTCATTCGGATTCCAAGTAATAGGATTCTGACAGTTCCGACAGTGATGATCACAGCCAGAACACCATAGACAAACTCGTAATCCCGTTCCGTTCATCATGTCATCATGAGTTATATCGTGATATTTCAAATTTAATTAACATCCTTTCATTCAGTGGACTATCTTAAAATAGCCCACTTTATTTTTACATACTTTTTCTATCTGCAATTTCTGCCATTTTTGCGTCATTTAATCGCGTATCTCCGTGAACTCTTGAATAAGAAAGGTATCCATTCATTCTCTCGATTTTTGTTAAATCATTACTTCCACAATGAGGGCATACATCCATATTCAACTCTTCATGTCCACAGTTATTGCAATATGCAAGTGACAAGTTTACTCCCTCATAAAATCCCATTGACATTGCTCGTCTAACTAATATTTTAATTGCATCAATGTTGTATCCAATAGGATATTTGCAATACTGGATACGACCTCCTTCAATATAATTCCAGAATCTATGTTCTATATCTTGTTTTTGAATTGGAGTGATATCCTCCCAAACACCGCAATGAAAACTATTGCTTACATATTCTCTGTCTGATACTCCAGGAATGATTCCGTATTTCTTGCGGAACTGCTTTACCTGAAGCCCACAGAGATTTTCTGCCGGCGTACCATAAATTGCATACAGCCAACCATCTTCTTTTTTGAATTCTTTAACCTTTGCATCAATATATTTTAGTGTTTCTAATGCGAATTCACCATCTTCTACAAGTGATTTGCCATTGTATAATTGCTGCAGTTCGTTCAATGCAGTAATGCCAAATGATGCAGTCATGGGTTTTAATAAAGGCTTAATCTTGTCTGTCGGTTTCAAATGTCCACCCAGAAAACCACCTTCACAATAGCCAAGAGGATTGGTTGATGCTTTCATTTCGCCTAAATAATCATAAGTTCTCTGATGAAGTTTTCTGATCATTTCGAGATAATAATCAAGAACTTCATGAAAATCTTTGTTTTCTTGTCTTGCTTTTGCAAGAATCATAGGAAGATGCAATGATACTGCACCAATATTGAATCTTGATACAAAGATTGGCTCATCATTTTCATCTTCTGGTTCCATTCCTCCTCGTTCATACCAAGGAGAAAGAAATGCTCTACACAAGACAGATGTGTATTTCTACACTGGATACTGTCTTTGACTATATCTTCGCTCCGAGTCACCACTCTCATCATCACGCTCTGCACTTCGATTTAATGCTTATCTTTAAATCTACTCTACTAACTTCTTCGCTTATTAAGCTATGCTTTCGATAGTCGATTGACCTTCCTCAACATATTCAAATAAATAATTATAATTATTAGTTACCTTTTCTCCTTTTAAAATCATAGTCACAGTCTTACGGTTTAAATCTAATTCTTTACACATACTGCGTATTGATTTAAATGTTTTTATGTATTTGCCTGATTTATTATAAACATTTATTGCATGACATCTTGACTTATACCTATATAATCCTTTATCATAACCATGTTGGGTATTTTCACTGTTTGTACACCATTCAAGATTTCTAATATCATTATTCAACTTATTACCATCTTTATGATTTACTTGTGGTAAATTATCGGGATTTTCTATAAACGTTTCGGCTACCAACCTATGAACACGTTTATAATGTTTTTTATTATTAGAATCTCTTAAAATACATTGATGATATCCAACAGTATCTACCCATTGACACATATATTTGTTTCTTTTTGTATCATAGATATTTCCATTTTTATCAATTAAATATCGTTCATACCCATTAATTTTTTCTTGAGTTGTTAAAATTTCTATAGTACATATCCTCCTACTCTTAAGAAGAATATGTTGAGGCTTGGCACAGGATTACCACCGACTTTACTCGCTGAGGTTTCCCTGTTAGCACAATTTTTAATTATCATTTCCTATAATTACTAAACGTAAATCGCACACCTGTTATGCATACAGTTCACAGAGTTTTACATGAGCAGTAGTGACTCTACCCATTGGTGAAATAACCTTTCCATAATTATGATACATTTTAGCTACTGTAGTATCTCCGTCCAAACTTAACCAGTCTGGATACATTGTTTTTGCAGAAGTTTTAATTCCTTCTTCAAATAAATCTTCGTTTATCTTTCCTTTTCCATGCAAATCGTTCGTGTAAAGGAATACAAGTTTTGGAAACAACACAGGTTTTTTATTACCATCTTTCCCTTGCCCCGCTCTATGTACTCTGAGAAAAGTTTTTGAAGCCATCTTGGCGAATGGATCTGTTCCCAACCCAAATGTAATGGTGATAAATGGATAATCTCCTCGACTGGAAGAGACTGTATTAAATTTATATTCAAGTCCCTGATAACCTTGTTCCATATCACGTTCTACTTTTTTTATAGCGTAGGCATGTGCTATCTGTTCAAAATCTGAATGTCTATAATCCAGTAAGTTATCTGCAATATCATAAAATTCACGTTTGTATTTTTCATAACTTTTTTTTGCATACGGTACTAGCACCTCATCAATCTGTGGAAGTGTAAAACCACCATATTCCTGACTCGCCGCACTTAATGTAATATCTCCGATCACATCAAATGCTGTATCCAGTGTTTTTGGTTCGTTATACCATACATTACCCATTTCAAATCCACCACGCATTACCTCTGCGACATTGAAAAGACAACAGTTACCTGTTGGAATTCCTCCTTCCAAAATAAAACTATGATCATCTTCTACTTCAAGACACCAAACTTCTGCCTTTGGATTGAGACAGTCTGGAACGATATTTTTTACCTTCCATGTTCTATCTGACTGATTTGAATTGATTTGATAGTTTATTGTTGTTTTTTTTCTAACACCATAATTTGTTACTTCTCCAGTTTTGTTTTTTGTCGATGTAACATAATATCCAGCAATGTTTAATAAGTCATATATTTCATTATTTAAATCTCCGGTCACCTGAACACTTCTAAATTTTATATTTTCACAGTTTGTTAAAGCGCCATCAGCCGATAAAAATCCATCAATATAATATTTAATATTTTCACAATTTAACATCAACCATGGTATTTTTTTCTCATGAATGTTCACCATTCTGACAATCCCATCGCCATATAAACTCTGCGGGTATGTTACAGAATATCCAACATCTGAAAATCTATTTGCAAATTCATTTTTATGTCCACATAATCTTACGTGCATTGTTGGTATTTTATTGTCTTCTACAATAGACCCATCTCCCATAGAAAAGCCAAGACACCATAACAATTTTTCAGATTTTTTCAGTTCATCCCATGAATAATTTGTTATATCTGGAGCTGCGATTAATTTATCTCCAATTTTCAGATCTGTTGTCTCACTACCGTCTTTTAAAATCCATCTATGATTTGCAGTACAAAATACATCTTTCGTTTTGCTCGAACCTCTTTTAAAAGTTACTTTATTTATATTTTGCCATCCATACGACTTAACTGTTGCATTTTTCCATCTTCCTTTATGAGTTAAAACTTTTACATTGTCACCGTCTTTAAAATCATAAAAAGATCTAACTCCAAGTTCAGTAATGAAACGTGTGTCTCTTCTAAAGCAGTTCATCGTATCTCTTCTTGCAGACATGTCGTGAATGTAAATATAACCATCATTAATAGCTTGTCTTTCTTCTACTGTTAAGAAGAATTTCTTATATAACTGCTTGTTCAATTCATTAAGCACAAGACTACGTTTTGTAGATACGAGCGCACTGTCTGTATTACTATTCTCCTTATCACCGATGTACATAATTTTTTGACTTTCTTCATATACCGTATCCATCATATGTACGAAATCAAGCTTGTAATTTCTATACTGTTGATACTGATAACCTACTTTTGGAAGCAATTCTAAAAGTGTTTTTTCTACAATATTATGGATAAAACTTACTGGCACTTCATCATTTTCAAAATCTTCTTCATCAATCTCATTTAGAACTCGATTGCAAATTATGCTATACTCATTTTGGGCAAACGCATAGTTCTCACGTTGAGCAGATTTGTTAATTGCATTAATAATCTTCTGTTCGCTGTATTCTTCCAATGTTCCATCTTTCTTAATTACCTTCAATAAAGTTCCTCCTTTTACATGTGTAATATTATATTTTTAGTTGGACTACCAACTTTTATTTTTTAGTTACATACTCTAAAATTTTATTTACCACATCATCAACCGAATTATTCTCATTGTTATAAACAATCTTATGAACCAAACCTTGAACACCTTTAAAGTCTTTATTATCTGAATCCAATCTTCTTTTTGCCTCTTTAGGATCATCTCCTCGTTTAATAAGTCTATTCTCAAGAGTTTTGTTGTTGGAATATAAGTAAATTGATGTATGATCCATATTAGGATATTCTCTTAAAAAATCTCGATATCCATCTGGAGTCAAAATAATCACAGTTTTTTCATCGGATTTTTCATAATCTTCTTTTGCAGAACCGTAATACCATGTTCCATGTGCGGAACGATATTCTTTATATTCCAAAAAGAATCCAGATTCTATTTTTTCTTTAAATTCATCTTCACCAATAAAATGATATGTTACATCTTGAATTTCCCTTTCCCGTTTAGGTCTTGTCGTATAGGTCACAATTTTTTTATACCCATGTTCTTTTACAAGTCTATTCAAAACTGTATCCTTCCCGCTTGCTGTCTTACCAAGTAATATGATCATAGACATTCCTCCTATATTTAAATTCCAAGCTCAAATTTGATCTGTGGTTTAATTGGTTCATAGTCAATCATTTCAAAATCATCAATCGTCATAGTGTAAAAATCTTTGGCATCATCCTTTAATATGAGTGTAGGAGTTTTATGTTCATATTCATGATAAAATTCATCCATAGTCATATTTATAAATCTCTGTTGCATTTTTTTCGCTTGCTCAATATGTCTATCATAAATTTGTTCATTCTGAACAAAATGAACAAATACGCCTGGAAGTAAATCACAATGTCTTGCAATCATCATAAGTAACGCAGCATACTGTACCTCGTTCACCCCACCTCCGCCACTTGCGGCTAACATATCTCCTGAACGTTGTATTAATGTCATATCGAGAAAATTCTTTCCTGCTAAATTTTTCCTAACACTCCACATAGTTAAAAATGCACATGGCAATAAACCATCAGTTTCTTTCAAATCTGTTTCCTGCCAAAGGTTCATAATTTTGTGTCTACCAAACGGATCTTCATTAATGCTTTTTATGAGGTTTTTTACTAAATCATATCTTTTTACAGTTGCACCATATCTTTGACCAATTGTATTTGGCATATCTTTTGATTGCCAGTCATTCCAATATTTAATGTTGTATTTATTGTTTAGTATTTCTAAGTCGTTACTTGCATTTTGATAAATCCAAAAGATTTCTTTAATAGCACTTTTCCAGGGGATGGGTCTAAGCGTATTAATAGGAAATTCCCCTCTTTCCAAATCATACCTACGTATATTCTGATTTACCGAAATTGTATATGCTGGTGTTCCATCTTTATATTTTGGTCTGGGGTTTTCATCTTTATATCCATGATTTAAAATATACTCAACATCATGCATAAAATAGTTAGTCGCCATATTGATCATTTTTCTGTTTCTCCTTCAATTTTTCTTCTATATGCTTCAAATGTGTTTTGCAACAAAGCTACTCTAGTGAGTAAACCAACTCCGCCCGGAACAGGTGTCACATATGTATTCCCCCATCTACGAACATCATCATAATCAATGTCCCCACACAGCTTCCCATTTTCATCTCTATTAATTCCCACGTCCACAATTACTTGATTTGTGTAAAAATATGAACTTGAAAAATATTTAGGTTTTCCGATAGCTGAAATAATTAAATCTGCATTACCTGTGTAAACTTTTAAATCTTTAGTCATACTGTTACAACTTGTAACCGTAGCTCCTTTTTCGATAAGCATATTAACGAGTGGTTTTCCTACGATATTACTTCTCCCGATTACAATTGCTTTTTTGCCTTCATAATCATATTTGTTATTGTCCAACCATCCAATAATTCCCTTTGGAGTACATGGATCAAACATACTATCTTTTCTAAACCCATCCACATCTTTTTCTGATGAGATACAATTTTGTAAAACAGGTAAGTCAAATTTATCAGGAATAGGAAGTTGAAGAATAATCCCGTCATAATCAACATCTTCACTTAACTCTAATAAAATCTTCGAGACACTATATGTATCATTTTCATTTTCTTCTAAATGAATGTGTTTACAAACCATTCCAACATCTTCACAATCTTTAAGTTTTCCTTTTATATAAGAAGAACTCGCCGCATCATCCCCAATCTGTACGACCGCCAAGACAGGTTGTCTGTATATCAATCTCTTCTTTGTTTCAATTTCTTTTTTTAATTGCTCTTTGCATTCACTAGCATATTCTTTGCATGACTTCATATTAAACACCTCTTTTAATACAACCCATATGGTTTCCTTTAATTTTTAGAGCATGACAAAAATCATATGGATTATCAGAATGTAAATTATGTCTTTTAACATATTCAATCTGATACTCATTGTCATAATCATCTACTACTACTAAAAATTTTTCTCCACTTTCTTTTTCAATTTTCTGTAAAGCTGCAATAGCTTGTCTCGTAGTTGTAATCAACTAAAATTGCACCGCCTTTCCGCATACACAAATGCATTGTTTAATTTCATCAAGATTTTCTTCCATCCAATTCATAATATTTAAAATATTTTTAATCATATGTAAATTTAAAGCATACTGTAATTCTTCACATTGATCATCGACATCTAAAAATGGCGATTCAGACATACCAGAATATACTACAGAAAAAGCATTACTCTCCCACATTTCTCTTGAAATATTAACCCGGAAATCAACCGGATTAATATCTACTGTAAAATCACAATCGCCACTAACAATTTTTCTTAATTCATCAAGCATTTTCTTCATTTTTCTCTTCCTCCTCATAAGCGTCATTTTCTTTTTTATCTTCACACATCTTATTTAAAAGTAATTCTAAAATCTTATTGCTTACATTTATATCTTCTATAAGTAGTGAATTTTGATTCCGAATAGTTTCTACATATTCTTGATAAGTTTGGTTTCTTTTTGCTGTAGTAATGGAGTCCAAAATTACTCCTACAACATACAAAACAATAAAAATTAAACCCCCAACAAATAGATACATTTGAAATTTATTCATGATTGTTAACTCCTTTTATTAACATTTTTTGCATAAACGTATTTCTTGATAAATTAGCCTTTTTCTTGATGGCTCTATTCACAGTTGTTGTATCTCCAAAATGAAAACATCTTTCTTTCATTCTTGTTAAACCTACATAAATTAGATTTGAATTTAACATATATGTATGTGCTGCAGGAGTGATCAGCAATACGACTTTAATACTGCTTCCTTGAGATTTGTGAATGGTAATACAATAGCCTAATCCACACATTTGCATTGCGCTTCTATCGTATTCTACTAACACATCATCAAATTCGATAATAACTTTATTTTGATCAATTTTTTTAATTTTCCCTGTCTCGCCATTCGCAATAAACGTTTCCTTCGGCATATCATCTGCGATAAAATCATCTTCATAGAAAATTCGAGCATGATAATTATTAGTATTTTGTATGATGATGTCGTCTTTGTAATAAGTAATATCTCCAACCTTCATAAAATCTTGACTGCCATAATTTCTATTCGCTATTTTTTGTAATTGGTTATTAATTACAATCTGTCCATAATCGCCTTTCTTATAGGAAGTAAGAACTTGAATATCATCTACATTATATTTCCCACTCGAAAGCAATTTTTGATATAGAGCAATTAGATTTTTGACAATTGTGCTTGAACCAACATTTATAAAAGCATAATCTTTGTTGTCTCCAAAATATGTACATTGTTGATTAATATTATTAAGATATTGTTTACATTGTCTTACGTCTGTAGCTACCTTCATTAAACCACCTTCGCCGTATCTAAATACTTTCGTAAGAGCAACAGTCGGAATCATTTTGGACTGCATAAAGTCATGAAGTAAATTCCCGCATGAAACAGACGGAAGCTGTGCGTTGTCTCCTATCATTAGAAGTTTTGTGCGCTTGAAATCAATCGCGTCTATAATATGTTTAAATAATCGCAAATCAACCATAGAAAACTCATCCACAATTAATACATCACACATCATCTTTTCTGCTTCGTTATATCCCCATTTGTCGGGTGGCATATATCCAAGACCTCTATGAATTGTACTTGCTTGTTCACCAGTATTTTCAGACAAAACTTTTGCTGCTTTACCTGTTGGTGAAAATAACTCATATGACTTATTATTGTCTTTAAGCATTTGAATAACAGATTGTGTCGAAAATGTTTTACCAGTTCCTCCTGATCCATTTAGTATACAAATGTTATATTTGCAAATATAATCCAGTATTTTTATCTGCTCATTTGATAATTCGCATCCGTCATTTACAACTTTGTATTTTTCTACATCAAAACTCCATTTTATATTACATTTCAGTCCTGTAATAATTGCATTTGCAATACATTGTTCTGTATCATATGTAGACTTCAAAGCTACGTTCATCGTATCCCTGTCATAAATGATACTTTCATGTTTGATGCAATCCACAAACAAATCTGAACATGCAGGGGTTAATTTCATACATTGATTTCTCAAATCAACAATATTCATCATGGTATGTCCGTTATTTTCATTCTCTTCTAACAAATACAACACACACGATAAACATCTTTGTTTGCTAGTTTTTAAATTATATGAAAATTCAATAATAGACTTCTTTCCGTTTTTTACATTTTCTACAGACTCTCTTTCCAATTCAAGTAAAATTGAGTCCGCAGTTTTAAAACCAACTCTTGCCAATCCACATAGGCATTTATATGGATCTTCTCTCATTTTTTGTTTTATCATTTGAACAGATGAATATTTTTCATGCAATTTTTTTACCATAGAAAGTGTCAACATTCCTTGAAACTCCGTAACAATTTCTGCCAGACAAAAATTTTCGACAATCTTATTTTTAATCACCTCAAACGTATACTCTTTAATTCCCGGTGTTTTGCTTAAATCAATATCATTTAATCTATTATTAATTACCCTGTCTACAATATCTGGATAAGCATTACATAATACATTTGCCTGGTTTTCTGTGAGGATTTCTCTCAAAAAAACATAAGTCTCTTCTACACTGGTTGGTCTATCTCTTTTAATGTTTGTAACTTTGTAGCCATATCCATATTTAGACAATTGTTCAATAGCAGAAACTTCATAATTAGAACCTACACCGAGTTCATGCAACTCCCCTGTTAATGTCACATTTCCGTATTTTGTGAACTTTATATCTGGATATTTATTTTGGTCAACATCGGCAGCATAGATTTTAAAATCTCCACCATCATATGTTTTTCTAACAACAGAACATTTAAATTTAACTTCTTTTTTATCCATAATTTTTCATCACCTAATCACCTCATATTCTGTAAGGATATCTTCTAATTCATCTGTCGCCTCCCACTTGCCTTCAGCATTCGGTCGTTTCTTAAACTCTTGCGAGAATTCATTTATTTTTAGAACAGACCATTGACCAAATGGATTTTCTTTGAAAATTTTACCTTGTTTAATTCTGGTTTTAACCTCCTTCCCTGTTCTAATCTGTCTTGCTGTAATATATGGTTTTGTTGTATCTTTGTAAGTCTTAAAATCTGTAACCATATAATATAAAAGAGACACCTTCGGATTAGTGTACATAATTGAACCAAGATATTCTTTTTCAAATTTCATAGACTCTATAATACCCATTGCTTTATTCTCTACTTGTCTACTTAACTCACAAAGAATTCCAATATTATCTAACTCCTTAAACAAAGTAGCAGTTTCTTTCCCAGAATATTTTTTTATCAAAAATTCTGTTACACCAAGCTCGTCTAATTTCTTTTTATTAATTTGCTTTTTAAAAGCAAATTTGTCAAAATACTCAATCAACTTTAAGAGATATTTGTTTTCACCAAATTCCTTAAAGAAATTTAAGCCTGTCAGAATCATAAGTTGTTTTGAATTAACGGATGTTTTCTCATTAATATCAAATAGAAGTTCAAAGAAATTCTTATAACTATTCTTTCCCAACTCAAACAATTCATCTGCAATTTTTTCATTACAGTATTTAATAGATGAAATCCCTTGATATATGGAATTACTATTTTTGTCAAACTGATATTCTGCTTTTGATTTCCTAAACTGAATTGGAAGAATTTCATAACCTTTTGATATAACATAATCTTTGATTTTTAAAGATTTCTCATCGTCCGATGCATATATATTTAAAGCCGTTGTAAGAGTTTCTAACGGATAATAATGTCGCAAATACCCACATGCAAATCCTAAAAATGAATATGGGTCGGCATGATTCTTTGAAAATAAATAATTAGATGCGTCAATAATAACTTGCAAAAATGACTCAATAATCTGTTCTGCGTCCACCTGATCTACACCATAATCATCTTTCATTGTTTTTATAAAACCTTTGATATAGTGTTCAGATTTTTTACCATCTATATTATTCATGTATCCACCATCTTTAATAATTGGAATATCTGTTTCAGTTCCAGTTTTCTTACTAAAGTGACGACGTACAATATCAGCTTCGCCCATTGTGAAGCCACAAAACCTATGCAAAAATTCAATAATCTGTTCCTGATATACCAAAAATCCGAGTGTAGGTGCTAGGAATTTATTTAACGCATCATTCCCATTATCTCTATAAATACCTGCAGCTAATTTTGTTCTATACGATTCACCTGCCGGTCGAATTGCTCCGTTAGCCATGCTCATGAGATCTATATATGATAAATTAGGATTTTTCTCTTTGATTTTTTTTATAACCTGGGGTCGTAGAATATCTCGAAGATATGATCCAGCAAAATCAGATTCGAACTGAAATATTAAAGTTGTATCTTTTGCAATGTCTTCCCACACTTCTTCATCATTAAAATCTAAGTTGTCTGGTGTTAAAAATGGAATTCCTACAGCTTCACATGTCTTGTAAATAAGTCCTACGCAGTCCAATCCCAAAACATCCAGTTTGACGAAATTTAACGAATCAATTTCTTTCATATTAATTTGCGAAATAGGTTTTTCGTCAGAAGAAATATACAATGTTCCAAATACATCATCTACTGGATAAGGAGCCACCACTAAACCAGCTGCATGTCTACCTAAACTTGTAATTGTACCAACAACAATATCCACATATTCAAACAGTTCCGAATATTGTAAGCGATATTTTTCGTCAACAAATTCATGTTTATTCTCATCTTCTTGAACAAGATTTGATAATAATTGTGTTTCTTGTGGCGTCATACCCAACGCTCTCCCAACATCTTTGATTGCGCCTTTCATTTTCACAGTGTTAAATGTAATAATATTGCAGCAATGTAATTTTTCCCTGTTAAACAGATATTCTCTTACTTTCCACCTATCTTCTTTAAACCAATCCGAATCGATATCCGCAAGACTAACTCTCTCCTCATTCATAAAACGCTCAAAATTCAGATTGAATCTTATTGGGTCAACTTCTGTAATTCCTAATAAATATGCAATTAAACTTCCAGAAACAGAACCTCTTGAATATCCATATTTGACTCCATTTTTTCTTAATTCCGTTTTATAATCCTCTTCAAGAAGCATAAAGTCTAACGCATTATTATGGATATATGTTTTCAATTCATATACAACTCTATCTTGGTATTCTTTATAATTTTTCTTTTTATCAATACCCCTCCACTTAATTCCCGTTGCAATTTTCTTTTTAATTTCAGCTAAAGAGTCATTGTATAATTTTGGATATTTATAAGAATAATCCAGTTTAAACTCTTCAACTCTATCAGCCATTCTATTTGTTTCTTCTATTGCTTTTAAATAAACATCTTTTGCAATAGCAAACTGTTTTTCATATGTCACCACTAACTCGTCGTAACTTTTAAATGTCATATCCCAGCTAGATTCACTATCAAATTTAACATCTTTACTTCTTTGCATAATAGCCCGTCCACGCATATGTTCATCATTCAATGCATGTGTGTCTGTTCCTGCAATAAGCGGAATCCCGTATTGGGTAGAAATTTTTGCAAGATATTGATTATACTTTATCTGCATATCATCACAATGATGTTGAATTTCCAAATAACATCTATCTTTGTTTTTAATAAGAAAATTTAGGAAATCTTCTTGAATATCAGGTGTTCCACTTGCCAAAATTCCTCCAATACATGCTGTTGTGATTAGAATATTGTCAGATGTATTTATCAATTCTTCAAATGTAATTCTTGGCTGATAGTAAAAGTGACCATCTCTTACAAATGCTTTAGACGATAAAGCATTTATCTCTTTGACACCTTCGTAATTTTTTGCAATTAAAACACAGTGATAGTTATCACGTACTTGAAATTTATTTCCCTCTAAAAATTCTTCGATTTCCTTTTGTGCTTCTTCTGGATCAGTTCCTAACAATGATTCACATAATTCTGTATCGTCAGGATATTGATATAATTCCTTTGTTACATAAAACTCCTCTGCATGAATATATTTCATGCCAGCCTTTTCAATTGCATTTTTTTTATGAACCCACTCAAGAACACTTCCATGCTCTGAAAACGCCATTGCTTTCATACCTAAAGATTTTGCATAGTCAATATATTCATTATATTTTGTGACACTATCAATGTTTGTAACCCCATTTGACAAATCACTATGTAAATGATAGACTACATAATTCTTCTCCACTTACTCACCCCAGTTCTATAAATCATTTAACCAAGACATATCGTCTTCATCCAATAATTCTCCTTGAACATTAGATATGACATCTTCACCAACACCTGCAAAAATATTATCCTGCTGCTCCTTTTTAGCATTTAGCTTGTCCAAATATTTTTTATATGGCAAATGCACATTCGGAGAGTAAGCGCATAATGTAGAGAAATAATAGCTTTGTTTTTCTACTTGGTCGTCTGAGTCCCAAAACTCTTTCTCAGCCTCCATTGAATTTCTCTCTTTCAAGTTCTTATATCTTACTTCCTTTTTTTCAATCTCAGAAATTGTTTCAATAATATCTGTTGTCCATTTATTCAAAAGGTCATTTGTAATCGGAACTGTTACAATACAGTCGTTCACCTTATATTTTTCTTGTACATCTTCCGGTAAGCATTTGATATCATTTGTCTGCATTAGAAGGTCGAGATACTCCAACTGCTTATCTTCGTATCCACATTTTTTTAGCCACATTTTTACGCTAGTCTGCAATTTCACACCGATCTGGTTTCTTTCAATTTCTCTCATTGTCCATTTGCCATTTGCTTGCTGACAATCAATTGAAACGTATTTTAAGAAATCCCATGAAATACGAATTTTATCCATTGGAATCCCAATCTGATTCAATGCAATTGCATATACAATCAGCTGTCCACACTCATTTTCTGCTTTCTTGCCTTTATAAATTGAACTTGTCTTCCAATCAAGAATATGGAAATTGCCATCTTTATCTCTGTATATAGCATCTATATATCCCTGGAATACGTTATCGCCAATTTTTGCTGTTACAAATCTTTCAATTTCCATATGCTGCTCAAACATCTTGTGATGATTGAAGAAATGTTTGAGACAGTCATAATATTTTTGTTTTACGCTTTCATTTTTCTTTTCATCATTTCTATCAAATTTCAAATCTGCTACTTCAGCCGTTATCCAAGCATCTTCAAATTTTTCATCCATTTCTTCATATTTAATATGTCCTAGATATAAATCCTCCATAATCTCATGTGCCATTCCGCCAGTTACCACATAAATACAATCATCTCTATCTTCTGGTACATGTTTTAGATATTTGAGATAATACTCATATGGAGATGTGTGATATGTATTAAATTTAGACCAGCTCCATAATCGATCTGTCTTATAATATGACATAATTTCATTAAGTTCTTCTTTCGTTTTTCTTCCTATAATAAACACCTACTTTCGTAAAGCCTTTAAATATTCTTTATGTTCGTGTTCGTCGTACACCACTCTATATTTGATCATAAATTCATATATCTGATTCCGTGCATCTACTGGTGAGTCCTTTTCGCCTATAATCCCCCACCTGTCATATATGTAACTTACTTTTCTAATGTGATAAAATTTCTCACAACAATGTCTTACATGGTTTATATCCACATCCTTATCAAAACAGATAATTATTTCCTTATTCAGACCAATTAAGATTCTTGCTTGTTCGTCCGATATCTCATGTCCAGAAACAGCCACACATGTCGAGTCACAAAGACTGTCTCTCTTTAATACAGACTTTTCACTTTCTACAACCACAACATAATCCGATTTTTCAATTGACTCTCTATTTTCATATAGTCCATACAAGTTAATCTGTTTTGGGTATCCTGGTGTAATGTAATATTTTTTAATATCAAACAAATCATAGTTTTCAACTGTTGTTCGCATGTTATATCCCATTAGTTCGCCAGTAAGCCAGTATCGCAACGGGACGACATTTCTTTTATATTTATAACTGTATCCAAGTTTGAATTTTTTTACTGTCCACGGCATAATACCTTCTTTATACCAACCAATATGTACATAAGGAACAAATGTATCTAGTTCTTTTTCGTCACGAACTTCAAAATCTAATACATTTAATTTTCTTTCCCTTGTTTTGACTTTTTTAAATATCTGCAACGGATCTATTTTCTCTTGTTTTTTCTCTTCTTTTTTGAACGATAATTTTAATCCTAAAATTTTATGTAAACTTTTTATCGCTTCCCATGTAGTGAACTCTTTGTGTTTCGCGTATAAGTTATACTGAACCAAAGTAATAATGTCAGATTTGTCATCAAAAAACTTTTCTCTTGTATAATCTGTAACATTTAAATATTCAGTATTCCTCACGATAACACAGGACTTGTTATCACCATCTATATTCCCACACGAATAATATTCTTTGTTTGGATGGTAAACAATGTGGTGACAGCCTATTTCTTGAAGCACAAACTCAATTTTATTTTCCTTATATATGTAAGTTTTCAATTCACTAATCGTCACAACTCTGTTTACCACCCTTCTTAAAAATCTACCGGAACATTTGTTATTCCGATTTCTTTGATAATATTTCTTGACATATCGTGTTCAATCACAACTTGGTATCTATTAGCAGAACCTTCTCGATTCTTAATAATAAATAGAATCTGATAGTGTTTGTCCTTATCTAGCCTGATAGGGATTTTTGTTTTCCCATTCTTCCCCTCAAGTTTGTACACCTTTAATTCTCTTTTCTCTCCTGTATATTCATCATCATATAAATCACGAATCATAATACATGTTGACGCGACATCGATGATATTCTTCGACATTCCAATATTGTCTTGGGTATAATATCTCTGTTTTACACTTCCTTTTGCTAACTGAAATGTAATAAGAATATGAAGGTTTTTTGCTTCCGGTTTGATAACATCGTTGATCTTAACCATATTTTGCTGCATTTCAAGCCATGCTCTATCACTTACGTTACCGGCATCAAGTTTAAATGTGTCCAACAGAAAGTATTTAACTCCCATACTTGAGTATTTTTTTATAGTTTTTATTGCATTCTCCGTCTTATATTGTTGAAACGGAAGAACTGTAATAATATGATTATCTGTCTGTTCCTTTAACCATTCCGCCGCTTTATATAGTGTCTCTTTTGTTCTTCCCTCAAAATGACCATCTCTTACTACATGCTTCTGTAAATCATCTTTGATAATATTGTTTGCAACAAACACAAGCAGCTCCCTCTGCCACTTTTTGATACCATCCTCATTTACAATGATTACAATTCTTTCTTTCTCCTTTATTGCGGTTGGAATAACTGCATTTCTCGCAAATGTAGATTTACCAACATTACTCAAACCTCCAACCAAAGTAATGCTTCCCAAATATTGACCGCCTGTCTCTTTTGTAATAATGTCCATATTGTTATAAGGCAACCCTACCGCATACCCTTTATCCAGTTCCTCAATCAATTCATCTATTCCATCACAAATGTCATAACTTTTCACGTCATAATCTATATTGGAAAAAATATCGTTTAATTGTGCTTCCCACTCGTTATATATTTCTTCTGCACTCATATCGCAATAATCACTGAGTCTATCTTTTACACCGCAACGCATTTTTGCCAACTTAATCACACTATTCCATTTACGTAACTCATCTATATAACCATATAGATTTTCTGTATTAACATATCCACCAGCAGTTTCTATTGTTTCATAACCGCCGTATTCGTCATACTTCTCGCGTAATTTTAGATGTTTTTCGAGATATAAACCAACTGTGATTTCATCTAATGTCTTTTTCTTTTCTAATTTGATGATATCATCTGCAATTGTCCAATATACTCTCCAAACATTGTTTCCAAACTCATCTAAATGTAAGTTCGTCTCATAAATCAAATCTGGATTCTTATATAAAATAGCTACAATATTTGCCTCATCCGCTTCTTTGTATTGATTCACCTGTTTAATTGTTTCAATCAGTTCCTTTTCGAATGGTGATAATTTCTTTGCGTTATTTTTATCTGCCATTATTTTATCAACTGCTCCCTACCATAAGTTTTTTAATTTATCGTTCTTTAATTCTTTTGTTTTTGTCCGGTAATGAGCTGCTTTATGCGTCAAAATTCCTATATCCATATTAGCTACTTTTTGATCATGTTTTTCTTTTCTTCTAACCATTTCATATACATCGTTAATATTGTCCTTGATAATAGCGCAAATATAATTTATTTTATGCTTTTCTGACTCAAATGTTTTCCCAGATAATGCAGCCAAAATTTTTGGTCTGCATATCTGAAATGTATATAAAATGATTTTGTATGGATACTCAGCCTGATCTTTTATATTTCTATTTTCAATAAATTTCCCAGTTCTGATTCCTTTTAATTTGGTGCAAATATAACTTGATAAATTTTGATTATCATCATAAAATAGAATTTGCTTTTTTACGTATTCATACAGCTCGTCCCATTCTTTTTTCTCAGCCTCCGTCATCTTTACTGGTTCAGGCTTCACTCTCATTACATCACCACCCCATTAAGCAATAATTTTTAATGCCTGTTCTGCAATCGATAAGTTATCAATTAACGTCGGATTCGCATAGCCGTTTTCTTTTGAAAATTCAAGCAATGGTTTAATTGCTCCCATATTTCCTTTATTGTCTTTAATAAAATCTTTAATCTGATCAATTACAGATTCGATTTTTTTCTCTTCTTTTTTTTCGGCTTCTCTTTTAGCAAGTTCTTTCATTTCCTCAGCTTCTTTTTCAGCTTGTTCTTTTTCTGACTGTTCAAACGTTTTCCCTGATTTAGCCTGTTCTGCTTTAATAGCGTCTGTAATCGCCTGAATAAACTGATGCGGATCAAGATCAATTTCACTTACAATCTCTGGGAATCTACACTTACTATCAAGATTATAATTATCTGATCTGAACGCAATTTTACGTGCTTCTTTTGAAACAATATTTCTCGTGATTTCTTTTCCTTTAATATCTTTTCTTCCGAGTTTTTCAGTCACAATATCTCTATCAATATAGGCAACACCCAAAATATCTAGTTTTGTTTTGATTGCATTAAAATATCTCTGTGGCATATTGGCTGTAATAACTTGATATGTTTGTCCTGTAATCGGATCTTCTACATCCTTTGTTTTTGTATGTACAATTACAATGAAGGAAATCCCGACTTCTTTTAAAGACCAAATTCTGTCTAATACCATTTCAATGCAAGCATCAAGTCCTTTTCCAAATCCGCCATTTACGCTGTTAATTGTTTTGGTTCGTTTGTCTGGATTTGCTCGGTTCCATCTATCAATTGTTTCTTCTTCCCCGATGGTAAATAATTCATCTAATGTGTCGAGAACAACTACTTTCAAATCTCTATAATCAGTTGTTCTGTTATCGATAATGTCATCAAAAACTTCATCTACTTTTTCCCAGTCTGCACATTCTTCACTCACAATTCCATCAATACAATCATGTCCACTTTCTTTTCCGATATCTAACATTAAATATCCGTCTTCTCCAACAAGTTCTTCGCAAACTTTTTTAATAAGTGTTGTTTTCCCAATACCAGAAAGTCCTGCCAATCCAATGTTGTAAGCTAATGGATCAATCTTCACTTCTTTTTTCTTCCCAAATTTTCTTCCCATATATTTTATCCTCCAAATTAAATGTATTTGTGTTTTATTTTTTCCTATGCAGCACATTAGCTACATAGGGCTTTCGGTCATTTATTTTGTTTTAGCCAAGAGCATCAAGCCAAGACATATCGTTTGGATTTGTTGCGCTAACATCGGACTCTTCAACAGAAGTCTCTTCTTCTGTATCTTCTGATTCATCTTCATACATAAAATCAAGAATTAGATCATCTTCGTCATATTTCTGTTCAAACTTCTGAAGAACTGGGGTTTTTGTCCCATCTTTTCCCTCAACATTTTTAATCTGTGGTCTTCTAATAACCATCCTTTTTTCTCTTCCTGAATTCACTGTGCATTTCTGTAGTGCTTCTTCTAAAGTAAATACTCCAATTTCAATGAGTGTTTTGATATCATCCGGAATATCATCTTCCGTTGCTGTTACAACTGCACCACCTTCTACTAAATCTCCTTCAAAAGTAATCTCTGTAACGCCTCTTTTTACTTTGAAAAGTTTTTCAATTACTTTCTGTGAAATTTCTGGTTTGGTTAAATCAAGTTCATATTCAAATGCTTTATCATATGGAATATTACATCTAACTTCTTTACCTTTATATTCCTTTACATAGTCAAGGATCTTGGCATAAATAGGTAAAACTCCTGTTGATTTATCTGGTTTTCCAACACTGTCTCTCGTGAGCAGCATCGTCTGTGTAAAATTCGCATGATACTTGCTTCTGTCATCTACTTTAGAAAGTACAAGACTTGCGATTTCTTTTTTTACCTGCACATTACCTTCATATGAAGAATATTTAAGCTGTCCTTTTACATTAACAACCATTCCATCCTCAAGATTTTCGTTAATATATGCGATCATATCGTATGGTGTTAAGAATTTTTTATAAAACACCTTTCCATTCTTGTCCTTTTCAAGACCAACAGTCATGAAGCACAAATCACCTACGGATTCTAAGATTTTCTCATCAAACCTATCTTCCCAATCGATTGTGAATCTATTTTCAAAGTCATCCTTACCGTCTACATCTTTGCCATGCACATAAACAACATTGTCACGTTCTGCACCGTATCCACCCATGAGTTCTGCATAAACCGTTCCACATACATCACCACAATCAACACCAAGATTTAATGAGTTATAAACCCAATCTGATTTTTCAGAATGTTCGTCCAATTTATATGTATAGTCAGCACTAATCTTCGCCTCACCGACTAACACAAATGAATTTGCCCATCCTTTTTTTTCTAAAACTGCCTTTTCTTTTCTTGCCATAAAATAAAATCTCCTTCTGTACTTTAATTTTGTATATATGAACGACTGAATTTCAGCCGGAATATAGAGTTGCTCTATGTAAAATCTATATAAACCCTCGATTTTGGGTGCACTTAAGAAACTACTGAACTTGCTCAGTAAATTTTTCACTATAAATATTCAATTTCTACTTTGAATTTTTCTAAACTATAAAGATTTGATATGCTATTTGTTTTAGAGTAATTAGAACAATATGATCAAAAAAAATTACATTACTACAGAATAATCATTTGCAACTGATTCATATAATGTAGGGATCCAAAGCTCTGTTGCTTTATCTTTAGAATCTTTTAGATAACCCTCTTTGATATTGTTCTCTCCAAATAATTCTCTCGCTACCCTCCTTCTACTTTTTGAATTTAAATAATACGCATATTCTTTTTCTTCCCATTCAGGTTTTTTGATTTTCACTCCAGAATATTTCATCAAATCACAAGCTTGTCCAAATGTAATTTGCTTTTCATGCTGCTTAAACTCCCATGATTCAATATAAATATCAAGACAATTTGTATGAACCAATTCATCAGTATAAGTTTTCTCTACATATTTCATTTTCTCTACTACGTTTGGATTTGTAATAGTTTCTATTTCTCCTGTCGGCGTATGAATCCATAATGTTAACGCGATACAATTTTCCTTCAATGCCTCGTAATCTCTGATTAATTCTTCTTTCTTCGTCATATGATTCTCCTCATTATTTATTTGCCTTTATAAATTGATAGCATGATTCTTTTACTTCATAACAAGTACCACCATTCATTACATTCCACCTACATTCAGAACACTCATTATATTTATTCTTTTTTAATTTATACCTGTTATCATATAGGAGTGCTAATGTGAATCCCGCCACAAACCCTACGATGTGAGCTACGGCGTGAATAATATGAGAAATAATAAATTCCATTTAATGTAATTCCCTCCTGTCAATCCGTTGTCCGCATTTCGGACAAAAATCGTATTCATCGTAATCAATTTCATAATACTCATTACAGCTTGGACATATCCATGTATCATAAATCAGATTTCCTTCTTGATCACATCCATCACCTTCAATATCTGGTTTCTTTTCTATATTACGTCCCTTTAACTGCAATACCTGCCTAGGAGATAACTCTGTGTCCTCATATTCTGCAAGTTTTTCTATTGCATCGTATATGTATGGACATTCTTTTACTGGAATATTACAATTCCAACAAATACTACACGTAGGACATTCACTATCTTTGTCTAAACAAGCACCTAACTCTGTTATATAAGTAAGTCTGTTCTCGTTATTTACTTCTTTCTCTTGTATGCTGGCAATCTCTCTTGCTAATTTTGCTTGTCGTTTCCAATCATTCTTCACCTCACAACATAAGGAATATAACCCCCTATCGTCGTCTTCTTTGTATTTTTGTTCGCACATGTATTCCGCAAGATTGCTATCCCAGTTTAGTGGACAATTGTAACAATTCTCATTTGCATATTCACAACAAAAACACCCATTTCTTATTGTAAAATTATTCTGTTCGCAATACTCTTCTTTTAAATCGGCAATATTCTGACATGTCTTTTCTTCTTCAATCCTATCTGCAATCCAATTCCACATTTTTCTGTGCCATGATATTGCTTCTTCTCTTGTTAATTTCATATTTCTTTCTTATTCTCCATAAAAATATAATTATAATCAACTATCATGGGATTAAATAAACAGTTGCAAAATAGTAATGCCATATCTGATCTTCTATATATCCAATTTTTTTATACCTTGCTTTTCCAACATCTACTACTAAATGCGAAACAAACAAAATCAATAACTTCCATTCAAATCCAAATACAATGTAAAACGGAACGCAATATAGGAAACAATGTACAAATAAGTGATACCAATTCTGACCTTTTGTCTTTGCAATAAAGTCACATTGCAAAACATAATCGCCAATCAAATGACACATGATAATATTTAGTATTATCATACTTTTTTACTCCACCTTTCCGCATAATGAATTAATATATTCTGCAACAAATTTTAAATCGTGAAAAACTTTAACTCCATTCTGTGAAATTAAATTTTCTGTCGCCGCCAAACTATGAGCTATTTGTTTTCTATATCCTGTTAAATGCTTTTCTCCATTTGAATATAAATTACAAAATATAGTTTTATCAGATCTTTTATTACTGTCGTCTACGACTTCCGCAATAGAATACACTCCCCTAATTCCACTTGTAACTGTATATAAAATTATATCTGCATTTTTTCTTTCTTTTACTTCTCTTATCCTATCTTTTTCACTCCAATTTTTTACAATCGGATTATAATACTCACATTTTAATAACGGAATTAATTCATCTCTCCATTTTCTACCAGAACATGTTCCACCCAAAAATACTTTCATTTTGCTTCTCCTTTATTCACTTTATCCTTCAAAAATATTGTTAATAAACTGTGTAACTATATGATTATGAAAATCTGATCCCGCAGCTTTTTGGTGTCCTCCACCGCCATATCTCTTAGCGACCTGACCAACATCAATATTCTCTTTAATCGTCCTATAAGAGATTGAGTATGTACCAACATTTACCATCGCAACATAATCTAAATTCGGATTCCTATTGCATAACTCATTTCCTAGCTCACTAAAGTATTTTTCTGCAAAGACGACTCCATATTTATATTCTCCATCGCAGCTAATAATCATTTCTTTTTCTTTTGAATCAATGTATTTATCAATTTCTTTTTGGTTGAACTGTAATAATAATTCATCTTCTTTGTCAAACCTTAAGAATGATTTTCTACTTTTGAATTTATCTAAACACCATTTTACAAATTCATCTCTTCCATACAAGTAGAGCAAGTCATTCATTTTCTTAGAAATAAGACCCATATTACCAACTTCTGTCCATCTCCAAGTATCATAATTGGTTACAAGTTTTACAAAGTCTTTTACATCTTCTTTCAGGTATTTGTGTTCAATCAAGTATTCATAAAATAACTCTGTCCCACATGTTTGCAATCCTTTTTTGTTATTCATTGTTTCGACAACACACCAGTCATACTTATTAAGGTCTAATGCTGTTTTATGATGATCAAATAATTTGAAATTATTTTTATATTCTCTATCGATCTTAGAAGCTAAATCATCCTTAATACTGATGTCTGTAATAAAACATGTATCATGTTCTTTGTCTATTTTAGAAATATATTCTCTTACAAGTACATCTACTTCATCATAATTACAATATGTAATATCTACATTTTTACCAAATGTCAATTGTGCCAGAACCGCACAACCAATTCCATCTAAATCCCGGTGTGTGAATAATTTAATCATTCTCTCCATTCCTCCTTGTTATATTTCATTGTTAGCCAAACTTGTAAAGCTACCTCTATTGTCCTTCCTTTATTCTCCCACTTTCCATTTAACATACGCCATTTTTCCCATGCCCAAATGGATGGAATAGAACCGTCATCTTTAACAATATTTGTATTATTACCAACACTATTAGCCCACTTGTCAAATGCTCTCCAAGCTGTTTTAAGAATTTTAGGACGTTCTCTCCCAGATGTTTTTATTCCAAAATATTCATATACAATTGCTGCAAGTTCTCTATCACTTAATCTTGTCAACTGTTCTTTTATATAATCTGCATTTGTCATGTCCATACCTACTGAATTCCAATTTCTGGGATCTCAATAAATTTCGATAGTAATCCTTCGTGATAAAATACTTTATCGTTTTCAGTAATTTCTTCTTCATTAAACTTTCTTAGCACAAATGGTAATGTATAATTGTTTAAACATTTAAATTCATATTCTCTTTCAATAATATTTTTTACAATTTCCTTATAATATCCATTCGTTCCGGTAATTTTATGTAAATAAAATGGTTCAATTCTAAATGAAATGTTGAAGTATCCTTTAATTTGCCATTTTATTAACTCTCTCTTTCTTATACAGTCTTCATATTTTCCCATATCAATAACAATTTCATCATTAGAGAAAAACGCAATATCACTAGCGGAATATCCTAATTCATCAATAAGAACTTCTAATACAAGTCCCATTAAATATTTTTCATAAGTCACTTGCCGTTTTGGGTTACAGTTTCCTAAAATAACTTGTCTAATATATTTACTATTTACAATATGCTTATTCTCCGTATATCTTCCAACAAACTCTTCCCATGTATCAGCATTACTAAAAATACTTTTATCATAAAATTTTAACGCTGAAAAATTTGCCTTTTTCATATCAATACTAATAAACAGTTTTCCGATATTTGATGGTTTATAAATATCTTTTCCCAGAAGATCTTTGTATTTTACTGTGTACTCATTCATGTCTTCAGCATTAAATCTCTTGTAACCATCGGAATCTTTAATGTCCTTTATTGCAGCATCCTTTACTCGATTATATTCTTCAAGATAATCTTGCTCACACTTATATTTCTCTAATTCTCTCACGAAAATGTTCCATTTATCCAATGTATTATAGTAGCTATTATATAATTGGAGTCTATCTGTAAAATACGGCTCCTTAAATAATCGCAATGGAATATTACAATCTTTACAGAAACGTTCTTTTAATTTTTCAGAAACTTCCATTAAATATCTCCTTTCACAATTCGTTCATTTACATACATTTTGAACTCTTTAATTCTTTTGTAGTCCGGCACATCTGGCAACGAAGTATTTTCTTTGGCATAATCAAAACGTTTTTCATACTCATTTAGCAAATCATAAAATTCAGAAGTTGGCTGCCTATTGATATCTAAGTATTCTCCGTTTCGTATACTCATAAGTAAATCATGTTCTTTATCTCGACAAGTGATAATTTCTTCTTTTTCAAGAATGTCAATACACATCATGTATAATCTGATCAAATGAGCCATATGCTTTCCAAGTTTGTCCTTGTTCATTGCTTTTTCATTTCGTCTACCAATTTTCTTATAACTACTTACAATGGCTTTCATCTCATTCCACATACCAGTCCAATCTCTTAATGGATAATGTTTTAAATCAATATCCATAAAAATTTCAGTGTCATAACCTTCCTGCACTGCTTTATCTGTATAAAGATTGAGTGATCCATCATTCATTGGGAAGTAACGGTTTTTAAAGTCATAGCTTGCATTATTGATTGATTTTAAAATGTACTCTTCGTTTTGTGCCTGTCCAACTAATCTAGCAGCTTTGTTCTCCATACGCCTTAATTGACTTGAAGCGTATCCTGCAAAAGAATTAATACAAATCTTGGATAAGAACATTTTTCTATTATTCAATAATTCTCTTCCAACATCAGACAAATATAAATAATGTTCAGGTTTACATCCTAAAATTTCAATAGTGTTAGGATTATTTGATTTTAGTAATTGTAAAATTTTATTGAATGAATAAACTGTTGTATCTGTATCAATCTCTACAACCTGTTCAAAGTCTTTCCCGAGAAGGATTTCTTCTTTGTTGTTTAAAGCAACTCCTCTTACGTCTAAATCACTGTCCTCTTTATCCATTCCATATGCGTGACTGCCGCCAAGCGTAAGTAATATAATATTGTTGCCTAAGTGCTCATTCTCTTTTAAGAAATCATATTCTTGTTTCTTTATCGTTTCTTTAATTTGTTTCAGATTCATACTCTTTACCTATTATTATATTTCTCTACTAATTCTTTTTACAACTATCACAACAACTACAATTACATTGCATAGGTATATACTCCCATCCCTTAGATTGCAACATTATATTATTTATATAAACAGGCTTATGTTTTTGATTTTCATTATAAATAAATGAACCATCTCTATAGTCCGCTTCAACAAATTTTTCACACATATGCGAATATCTAATAGCTCCTTTTCTTCGACCGTCAATCATCCGAATATATCCACCATTTTTGTAAGCTTTATTTAATAATTTTCCTATTTTCATATTATCCCTTCTCTTTTATAATGAAACTAAATTTTCAAGCCTATTCCCATCTAAGCCCAGCCAAATATTCAATGATTTGAAATGCTCTGCATACTACAAATGTCGTAACTGTTAATTCTAAATTGAAATCTATAGAGAAAATCATCATCAATAATTTCATCGCTCCACATACGATTAAACATTGAATTAAATAGATAATGGCTATTGTAACCAATGCCGGAAAGTCCTTAATTTTAAATTCATTTTTCTTATGCATTTCTTTTACTCCGTTTTCTTTTTGCTCTTTAAAATACTTTTCGAATTCAAAAATAAATAGCTTCGATCTTTCAAATTTACAATGTAATTATCTTCAATAATATATCTATCACAGATTTTTCCCACTTTGCGAGATGTGATATATAAAATATTTTCATCATTCTCATCAATACGCACATCGACATTCTCATGCACATATAAGTCATTGATTTTGTATTCTTTATTATCTTTATAAATATATGTACATATTTCTTCATTGATAGATATCCATCCATCATCGTCAATTGATATTTGTGGACAAAATACTATTACATCTTCTGTTTTTGTATGTAGTAGCATTTGCTTCAATAAAGCGATTTCTTTCTTTAGTGCGTCGATTTTCTTTTTTAACTCACTTAGTTCTTTATTCCCATCATCAATTTTTTTCTTGCTAATCCACATAATCAATCCTCAATTCCTAAATAATATTTCCTTAAGCGTTCCTCTCCAATATAGTCAATTGCCTGTTTTGTAATCTCTTTTGATGAAAAATAAACACAATGAGTTCTAAGTATGGTGTCATATACTATGCCGATATTTTTCATCACACAATCATAGTAAATAAACCATTTATTTTGATTCCTATTTTCCCAATCAATTTCATACTCATTATTTTCTTCTGCGAATCGTCGTAATTCAGCTTCTACTTTTAATTTCTCTAAAGCAAAATCAGCTGCTTCTTTTGTTTGAAAATAATTCCCTATTTCATAACGGTCAGCATCAATGCTATCATCATACCATTTGCTATTCATAATTCCACCGCATTCATTTATATAAAAGTATTTTCTTCTATAATCCGGCTTACACACCTTCCCTTTTGATCCGTTAGATTTCTGAATCAACTTCATTAACTGCTCTCTTTCTTCCTCTGAAAGATTCTCCAAATTTACTGAAATATTATTCTCCATAAATATTTACATCTCCTCATTTAATTCAATTTTTACATTCTGCCATTTTTTATAAGCGTCTAAATACAATTCATTTTTATCACCGTTATATGTAAGTTCGTAATACATACCGTCAGAAATATTTGTGCTTAATAATGCTTTATGATTCTGCAAGGTCTTACAGTACCAAACCACGTATACATCTTCTTGTGTGATAAGTACATTATCTGTTTTATCTGAATGTTCATTAAAATACTCCACTACATTTTCTTTACACAAACTAATAAATTTTTCGCTGCTCATAATTTTATTCTCCTTCTTCTTTTCTAGTTTTTTTTACAATTTCTATGGTATCTTCTAATATCTTTTTTAATTCTAAATATGATTGGTTTGGCTTAGATTCTTCATCATGGTCTCTTGTAAACGATACACATTTACCATTTGACTTATCTTCTACAATCAAAAATTCTGCTTTATCTTTAATTGCTTCAAACTGCTCGTGCCAAACTCTTACATGTCTTACATTGCTAAAATCTAATCCAGATGGTTTTGCCATATTACTTACGCCCCTTATTTATAAATACAATTCATATTTTTCTAACTTATCTCTCCAAAACTCCTCATATTCTTTTGTAGATAATCTTTTCTTTAACTCGGCGAATGAAAAGATCCCCTTGTCTCTTTTGTACGTATAACGAATATGTGCACTTTTAATATCTTTAACTTTCTTTTTTAAAATTTTATTTTGTTTTTGAAAACAGAATATTTCTCTTTTAAAAAAAGTTTTTTTGATTTCAGAATTTGGTATCTCCCCTTTTAAGATCATTCTCCTAATATTGTCTACATCGATATCTTTTACAACTTCAAAATTTTCTCCTTTGTTATCTATATATCTCAGTTTGTCGCCATAAATATAAATAAAAATTTCTTCATTAATAACTAGATACTTTGACTCTGCATACATTGATTTCATGTCAATTCCTCTCATCTTCTTTTTCTTTGGTATCCTTATGTAAAATGGGTTTTCTTTTTTATTTATCGGCAACGTTATAGTTGTATCATAAGGATAGTCATACTCTATAAAACGATGAGATACGCCAAACTCTGATTTAACAATAGAAAATCCAAAATCATATTTCAAAAAATCTAAATTTATTTTTGGTATTTTAATTTCGTATTCATTATCTCCAAGTTTTTCGTTATATGTTAAAGTTAAATAGTATTCGTCATCTTCTTGGTGTAACTCGACATCTTCTAATGTTTTATTACTACTCATTTCTTTATCCACCCCCTATGAAACGAAAGTTTCATCTTATTATTTTTCTAAATACCGCATATAGCTGTGACACCATATGCAGCTAAATTTATTTATCTGAAAAATTTTTTAACTATTCTATGAAAGATTCCATTATTATTATCACATAGTTCTTCAATAACAATACCTAACAAAATAAAGGTAACAGCCATTATTCCTAAAATTAATAATGTGGTAATCAAACAGATTATAATTTCTAATATACCCATCATATTATTCACCGTCTTTCACAACTGCATTTGCGCCCTGGGTAGTCACCCATCCGTGCTGTAATCTTGCTTCGGCTTCTTTCATTCGAATTAACTCGTCTGTAATAGATTCGGATTTTAATCTATTCGCTTCTGCCTCCGCTTTTGCTTTCGTAACTTCAATTTGTGCATCAGCTTCAGCCTGGATTCTTTCAGTTTCTTTCTGCACTTTTACTTTCTCCTGCTCTGCCTCTGCTTGTTGTTTTTCTTGGAGAGCCTTTACTCTCGCATCAATGGATTCTTTCAGCTTATCGTCAGGATGTACATCAATAATAGAAGCGTCAAGAACCTCGACTCCAAATGACTGTGTAAACTCTTTATTTAGATAATCAGTTAGCTTATTGTTAATCTCAGATCTGTTCCCACTATAGATTTGCATCATACTGTAATCCGTCGTGATTTCAGAGATTTTTGATTTTAACACTGTTTTCACTCTTTGCTCAACAATATCCTCTCCATTCATTCCCTTAAACTTTTTATATGTATCAACAACTTCTTCTGGTCTATATCTGTATGACATTTGAAAACTAATTGAAATACTTGCATCATCAGATGTTGCTACTTTAAATGAATCATCACCTTCGCTACCTTCTCTTTTATCTTTAGAAAGAATCAATTGTTCATTTCCAATTGTAAATTCTTTTACTTTTAAAAATGGATTAATAAAATGATACCCTTGACTTAACGTTTCATCCTTAACGCCGCCTTTCATAGAATACACAACTCCAACTTTTCCAGTATCAATTTTCTTAAACGATTTAACTGTAAAGAAGCCTCCTACAACCGATGCGACTACAACAATTCCTACTACCAATCCTTTTTTACTCATGTTTTTCTTTCTCCTTTTCATTTGTTTTTTCTTTACTGATGTCCTTATTTAATTTTTCATCATCTCTTTTCATCGCATTAATAACTTTATTACCGATGTAAACCACCAACAAAGTTGCAATCGAAAATCCCATTGCTGCAAGTAAAAATACTACCCACATATATATCCCTCCTATTCTATTTGTTTTATAATCACTATAACAATGTGAGTCAAAAAATAATAAAGCCTTCAAAGACTCAAATATTTATTCTCTTACATATCCCACTAATTTGTCACAACACCATGTTTCAATATTATCTATATCGTTTAAACTAAGCGGTTCGTCAATTAATCCCACTTCGTATCTACAACCTTTTAAATGTCTATCTCTATATTCTACTACAATTGCTTTTGGTTTTCTCTTTTTAAAATATTGAGGTAGATATTTCGGCACGTCCTCTTCTATAAACCTCTTACACATGTTATTTTTGACAAATACAGGAATATCATATTTTGCTGATAGTCTAGCCACTGAAACAGTTTTTCCAATTCCACGATCATATCTCGTTGTGTAATTCACCCAACTATCTTTTTTATTTTTCAGCACCTGATCTAAGTAGTATTTTAATTCCAAATATGTAGATTCATATTTTAACCGATATGATAAATAGCTGCATAACTTATATAATTTCATCTCTATCTGATCCATCCTCTTCTTTTTTATTCACTCCAATGTTTGCTATTTTATAAAGAATATCATATACCCATTTATAAAAATTATATTTTTGCGATTTAAATTTATATGTCATACAACAAAGTAATATAATCATTGGTGCAAACCAACCACTCAATATTAAAGGTACAAGATTTTCTCCTATTTCGAAGCTCTTTAAAACTCTGTGGTTATATTTGCTTTTTCTTAAATAACTAAGTATCAAAAACAACCAAGAAATAAACCCAACTAATATTCATGATACAACAATAAAAATAATTTTGAACATTCGTCACTCTCCTATTACAGCATAAAACCAAGAATTTATTTTGTAATAATTTCCAAAATCATATTTGACATAGGATTACTATCCATTTTTTTACTCTTGATCAAATTCAAAATATAAGCAACTTCTTTTTCACATTCAGGGCATAAATCTTTTTGCTTAGAATTAGTTGTTGCACTTTGAAAAGATCCAACGAATAGTTCCGGCAATACATAATCCGGTGTATGTTCACACTCTTTGCCACATAGGTCACAATAGTATTTTTCTTCAACTTTTTTCATAATTTAATTCTCCATTTCTTCAAGTATTTCTCTTATCTCTTTATTTTGTTCTTGTCTTAATTTTGATTTGAACATTCTTCGATTTTTCTTTTTCATTTTAGACCATCCATTGTGATTGTTCGCCCAACATGCATACCGTTTGCTAAACCACGACTGACCATATTCTGAAAACTGTCTTCGAGAGACTTCATTCGACTTCTTCATTTATTCACCTCAGATCTCAATGTAATTCCATCTTTTCTTATCTTCATATTTCCATTGAATTTGTCCTTGATAAACTCTAGTCTCAATATTCTCTACATTATCCATGCCAAGGATAAATTTTCTATAAGCATCAATATCTCTTTCGTCTAAAGAATGAATGGCTTTAAAAATATCTAAATTCTTACAAATATGCTCTACTGACCATTCATAATCCGTTAAAGATAATTGTCTTTCAAACTCTTTTACATTTTCGTCTACTTCGGATTTTGCTTCTTCATATGTAAAATAGACTTTATCAGGACGAATTGAAACATGATCAATATGATGCTGCCACATAGGATATTTCTTTACAATTCTATATCCTTCTTTTGTAATATCTGCTTCGATTTTCCCATGAAAGATTGTACAGTCTTTTACCAAGTATCCAAGTTCATAAGCTTTTTTTATTGTTTCCGGGTTCTTGATGTCAATCTGATAATTTACTTCTTCTTCCGTTAAAACGGAATATGTAATTTTAAACAACTCTGTATTATATGTCCATCCTTTGGGTAGTTTCTTATATTTAGTTTGACTCTCAAATTCGTCAATCGGAATTCCATTCACAAGTCTTCTTTCTCTTAATGCTAAATAATCGATTACAACAGCATCTGAAAATTGTTCATCAACCACTCCATTTTTTATAGAATATCTCCCATTGCCATCACTATGACACCAATAAACAATATCTCCCTTTTCAAATCTTTTCTCAAAACCTTTTTTCATATATTGCCTCTATCCATTAATCTTTTTACTTGAATGCTTTCCATTTCTTCATTAGAAACTTCAATCACTTCAACTGCATATCCGAGTTGCCTTAACAACATCGACCAATCCAAATTACTTAATCTATGACCACTTATCTCAAATTCATCACCACATCGCAAAATGCTCCAGTCACCGGATTCATTTGTTGTTATTGTGATTCTCTTAGGGTTATTATTTTTCGTATCTAACTCAAAATAATCTTCTTTGGTCAAATAACCTAATACTCCGTTAAGCCCGGCAGCTTTTACGATTTTTATAGCCATAGAAACAGGAATATAGTTTTCACACTTACCATTTTTATTTTTCAGAATTCCCTTGTATTTTCCGTAATCTTCTAACTGATCAATAACCATATCCATGTCGAACGCTACCGGTTGTTTATCAATCAGATCATCAATATATCCAACCCCAATTGATAATTGACCAGGAGAAAATCCTGTTTCTTTTACAAACTGCTCCGCCAATTTTTGTTTATCAATAAGTTGCTTGTGCATACCCCTTATTCTCCTTAATGAAAGTTCTCTTTTAAATTATTTTTGCACATCTGTTTTCGATTTTATCCTCTAATTGAATAATCTTAGCTGCTTGATGACAAATAATATCTTTTAATATATCCATCTCTTTACAGATTTTATGTTCGTATGCTGTCATATCCATATTACCTTTTAACAAACAACAAATGCATTCCATACACTCTGTAATATCATCAAGTGTAATATCTGACTGACAATCGTTTTCTACTGTCAGATATAATTCATATATATTTTCATTGTATTGTTTAATTATGTTTAAATCTTCTTCGGTTAATTTTCTCAATTCCACACCTCGATCTATGTATTTCTCGTGTTCATTCTATAATTACTCCACTGAAAAATTACTCTTCTACTATCAGAAATAGAATGAGTCTGTTTCAAAATTTTTTTTGCTTCATAGACTATAACAGAATTACAATCTGTACGTTCTTTAAACTCGTTTGTTCTTTTATGCTATTTAATAGTTTTTATATCGACTTATAAAAACAAAATTACATCACCTACTCTTCAATTTTTGTATTTTTTATATCTGTTAATATATTTGTTGCTAATAAATATAATTTCTTTTGTGTAATATTAATTGCTTTTCCTAAAGCTCTTTCAAAAGTCATATATTTTAAATTAATTCTTATACAATCATCATATAATTCTGGAAGAAAATATAAATATGAATAATCCAAACCTATTAATGGTAGTCTGTATTCTGCAATTAATTTACCATTAATATAAAAATCATACTCTCCATACACGTATCTTCCATTAACTCTATGTTTTTTTATTTCCATTCTTACCACCATAATTCAGTTCTATTTGTATTTTATTTTATGAAATACTTCTCGGCATCTTCTATATGTATATCATATGGTTTTCTATTGCCTATCTTAAAAATAATAACCACTATAATTTCTTTTATGGTTAAAAATATATCTTTGCGTCATTAGATGTATGTACATCATTAGGTTTGATAATGACTTTTCGTGAAAAGAAATATCTGTTGTCACTCACAAGAACATACATAAATGTCATCTTTTCAAAATCATCAACAATCTTACCTGCCATATGACCAAAGAAAATTGCATCCTTATTCAAAGGTTTAAAACAACATAGTCTACCAAGAGGAATTTCACATTCGATCACATCTTTATTTTCCTTTTTTTTTGCTATACCCAAATGCTCTTAATTCTTTTTTTGATAACCATTTAATCCATGCACCACAATCGCTACAATATAACCCCGTATTGTTACCGTTTTGATCAGTATATAAATCTGTGCTGCCACATTTTTTACAACAATTTTGATACATTTGTTTGCCTCCTTTTCTTTTATGAAACTATTCTTTCATTTCGACAAGCCGACTGATACAATATCAAAATCACTCACAATACCTTCATGAATTTGATTTAAAATACATTCAGTTCCGCCAAAATATAATACCCCATCAATAATTATTTTGCATGTTTTAGCTTTATCATCCCATGATACAGAACTTAATCCTTTCATAGTATTCCCTATAACAACACCATTTTTTACAGAATCATTATCTCTATAGATTATCGGTAGTTCTGTTTTAAATTTGTTTATTGCATTCTTTACTGCGTCTTTTGTGTATATAATCCCATTGCTATTCGGTTTGTCAAAAGGGATTGTAATATCCAATGACGCTTTTATATTTTCTAAACGCATGTAATCACCTCATAAGAAATTAACCTTTCATATCATCATCTTTTATAAAGATTTCTGTTAAATTTCTCTATCATTCTAATATATAATTTTTGATACCACATAAGTTTTATATTAGGATAATCTTCTATAAAATCTTCTATTTTCATGTTCTTAAGTTTTAATATTGATGATTCCTTTTCATCACTCATATGTAATTCTTAATTCACCTTAGTAGCTGCGCAGCTTTGCTCACAAGTGAACATTTATCCTTTCTTCTGTTTTTATAATTACTATTTATATATTCTCTTTTACAAAATTCATTATTTTAAATTCATTCTAATCGGCAATAACACTGTTGTCCTTTCACACAAAAAAGGTTTATCTTTTGAGCAAAATTTATTATGATTCATATCATATTCATTCAATACGACCAGATTTCCAACGGTATAATGAACTGTATCATTACTCTTTGGTTCACCTATATTTTTGTTATATGTTTTGCCTAAAATTACATTATATATACAATCATTAATAAGTTCTAATTCAGACAGAAGTGTTCCGTCATGTACACTACTAGCTGATGTGAAATAATCAAATTTTTCCTCCGGATTAATTGTTAAATTGATTGTAATATCGATATTCTGTCCATCTTCAAGTTCTTTTCGAATAAGCCAGCTCCTACGATTTTTTAATACGTTTGTAAAAAATTTTTCTGAATCAATTTCAATTACATCTGTCCAATTCCTATCGGCAAAAGATGATCTGAATTTATCGGACGCAATTCTTTTACAAAACTTTAATGATTTGCTCATAATTTTAAATACTCCATAAAATCATCTATTCTTTTTTCTGCATTTACGATTTCTAATTCTGGCATAAGTTTCCTCTCTTTATCATTCAGTCTTCTTCCTCTTACACTCCGTTTAGTTTTCTTATACGGCATACTTTCAATACTGTTTCCATTTTTAAATTTCATTTCCATATACTTATATATTCTTTTTTATAATACAATTCCTTCCATAACTGCTCTCGCTTCAAGCACAGCAATATATTCTGTCATTGCTTTAATCTGCATATTATATGTACTTCTTGGACAAGTTGGTTTAAAATCTAACTCTCCACTATCCCATTTATCCAACATATTCATTAATCCTTTATATCTAATTACAAGCTGTTTATATTCAGCGATAAACCGATCTCTATAATCGTCGCTGTTCATCAATTGTACTGTATCTTTTAATGTCTTAATCATCATTGTCCCTCCAAATAAAAACAAATTTTGTTTTATACTTCATACTGTTACAAATTAAAAAGTTTATAATCTTCCCATTGGTATCCATTTCCATACGGAACAATATTCGAATACAATTGAGAAATGGTCGTGTTACTCGCATCAATCCACGCTTTTCTCCACCGGTATCCTCTTGCTCCAAGATAAGGTGCAACTATAATCCATTCTTCTCCATCGCTAAATCTTATTTCTGAACGGATATAGTCTGATTTTGAAATACGTTTAAATACAGTTTCAATCCCAGATTCGTTTTTCTCGTTTTCAATTTCTAATAATTTATTTATTCCAACTTCTATATCACTCGTATAGATAATACATTTTACAATTTGATTACTACATGCTCCTTGCATCTTCTAAGCACTCCTCAATAAAATCCATCTCACCATTTTCACAAAGAAAATTATATTTATCTATCCACCCCTGTGCGGATAAATTACCACATCTTTTCAATTGTTCTTTATAGCTTCTATTAAAGACAAGTCGTGATATTCCAAATTTATACTCTGCAATTGTTTGTACCATTTTATATGTAAGAATAGCGTTTTTATTAGACAGTCGTCTGATTCTAGGATCTGAATATGTAAACGCCTCAGTATTGTCTTCTACTCTTCTTTCATCAGTCAATGATCTATCATATAGTTCTGTTGTCGCTATGTAATAACATGTTAATTTAAAACATATATCCTCTATATCATCTCTGGATATTTGTTCTATATATTTAATAGTTGGCTGCTCATCAATCGCTTCAACAATAAGATCTACTGGAAATGTTTCACGTCCATGATTCATACTTGCTCTTAACGAATCAACCAACTTATCTGCATCAATCAATCTTGTTTTCATTTTATTTCTCCATTTGAAACGTGAGTTTTATTCTATTATTAAGCCTTTAAATATATGTTTAACTACGGGTAACGTCCATGCATTACCACACATACTACATCTTTTCGTATACGATATTTTTCTTCCATTAACTTCTACATTTGTATAATTATCAGGCAGCCCCTGTAATCTTTCATATTCAAGCTCTGTTAATTTTCTTGGTCTACCATGATCCAAAACTTTCTTTTCATGATAACCGCCATTTATACAAGTCAATGTGGCACATTTAAACTTGGGATTATAGATACGTCTATTCATCTCCATTGAATTGACTTTCAGCTCTGCACATACTTTTTTATCCATATTTAAAATCTCAAAATCTTTCTTATAAAAGTATCTTTCGTCAACACGCTTCTCCATAATATCGCTTAAAACCAATGAATTCATCTCTGGAATTGCAGGAATTGGAATGTTTGTCCAATAATATCTTTCCCTGTCTTGCGCTGAAAATTTATTACTATTGATTAAAACGCCTTCAACTCCCATAATTCTATTTAATTCTTTTAGATCTTTATCGTCAGACGGAACAACATTTTCTGCCATAAACCATTTGGGCTGTATCTCGTCCAATGCTCTACGAAGCTCGTATACAATACCTGATTTCCCAAGCAAGCCATTATTTATATTCTTGTCTTCAATACGAACTCTTGATAAAGATTGGCAACACATGCCTCCAATAACTAAATCAAATCCTTTAAATTTAGAAAAATCTTCTCCAATCAGGTTCCCATGATGTACTATGAACGGAAAATGATATGAAGAAACCGCAATAGCCTCTGGCAGAATTTCATATGTATGATATTCTTCAATTGGAATATCTAACTGCTGCAATGCCAATAATCCTGTCTCAATCCCTCCACACAAACTTAAAACTTTTAAATCTTTGCCTGAATTATATTTTTTATAATCTGTACTCAAATACCTCTGTTTTTAGAGGTGCGTACACACATTTTACCTAGGATTACTCCTTTTCCTTTCGTTTATTTATCTATGTATATACATTTTTTATCCGGATGAAAAATATATTTTATCTTGTAGATCTACAATTTATTATTCTCTCTTCTACTCTCCAATTGTAATAACTGTATGTTCAGGAATTACAACTTCTGGAATTACTTTTTTAACAATCTGTTCTGCTCTAAATTCGTTTTCATAATCATATTCAGTAAAATATGAACCACTTATCGTAATACCGTTTACAATGCAAACATCGTATTTCTCAATAACATTGCGATCATTATCTAGTTTACAAAGTAAACCATACTCTTCTTTATACTGATATTTGCCACCATCATCCCAATCAGACTCTAATAATGCTTCAGTGCTATATCTTTCACCATTAAACTCACAACCAACATATTCTAACCATGTGACTTCATCAAATTGTTTCACAATTTCTTTTGCTTCTTCCAAATCCATGTGTTTTAATTCTTCGAAATTTACATTTTCAAATTCAATCATTTTCTTGCTCCTTATCTATAATTTTTATAATACTCGTTAGTAATTCTGTAACTTCATCTAAAGAACCACTTAATGATTCGCCTGTTGTTTTAATTTGATAATTCCATTCATCCTTACGAGCCAATTCAACAGGTCTTCCATAATATAAAACAGTTCCTTGAGACACTGTTACGTCTTCATACTTTGAATAATAATCTTCTTTTAGAATTTTTAATTGTTTCTGACATCCTTTGTTATACGATTTAACTTTTGGATCATACAGCGAAACATACTTGTCTTCCCCATAATCAATCGGTTTAAATTTATTTACAACAAGCAGCACACCATCTGTAATCCTATATAAATCCTGATATTCTGTTTCAGCTAAAATTTCTACCATTTTAATACCTCAAAACCAAAACAATTCTTTACATTGTCTTTGCAAAATCTTCTAATTCTTTTTGTAATAATTTAATTACTAATCTATATTCTGCTAATTTTAGTCCTCTGTCTAAATTGAATTTATCTTCACTATGACAAGATGATTCTGCAATAACAAATGTGCCATCTTCACAAAGATATTTAACTCTAATTTTTTTACCATTATGTCTGTAATAAATAATTGTTGAAATATGATCTCCGTTTAAATTCTCATAAAACAAACTTTTGATTTTCCAAGAACTCCATTCACGTTTTGTCTCCTGAACTAATTCAAAATATTTTTCAAATTCGTTATAAGACATACAACCTAAATGCATTCCATTTTTACCAAATCTAAAACTAATAACTCCATTTTCATCTACATTAATAACTTCACAGATTTCTCCAATGTTATCAAACATTCCCATCTTTTTTACTAGTTTTATCTTATCTCCTTTAATCATGCTGCCATCTCCTCTCTTTTATTTGAAAACTTTTTATTCCACTCTTCTACTACTTTATTCTCTTCTTCTGTTATATCTCTATTAAATTTCCCTTTAGCTTGTACAATAGTTTCTGTATATGCATTCACTTCAATAGTTACCAGGCTCTTATCTAAACTATCTCTTTTCCTTAAAAATAAAATATGACATTTCCCATTGATAACATCATCAATATAAGAAGCAACACAATTATTCTGTTGAACAGCTTCATCTTTAATATCTTGAGTACATTTCGGATATACAAATTGATATCCTTTATATGCAAACTCATAATCTTTTCTAATTCTTTTATTAAATAATTCTTCTGGAAATTCCTGTTTCAAACGACTATAATTTCTACAAGCAATTTTATGAGTTGTCAAAAAATTTCTTGGGTATTTATCAAACTTATTACTGATTACACTCATCATTTTCACATAATCATATAGCTCTCTTATGATATCTCTATTATCTAATGCTTCATAGGTCATCAATGAATCAATATATATAAGAAGTGATTTTGGATTGTAATTATATACATCAATCAAATAGTTAAATATAGATTGATAATTTGGATTTCTGTAATCACCAAAGTTCTTTCCGTATGTAAACACATCAATAAGGTTTTCATTTGTTAATGACATAAAATCCATTTGAAACGCAATATAATGTGCATCAACATTGTGTTTCCAATTTTTAACTAATAACTCTGACAGTTGTATTTCTTTCTCTTTTGCAATTTTAATAAGTGACTTTGGGATATCATTCAATGAATACTTAAAATTTGTTGGTATTTGACTTGCTTTTAAGCCTGATGAAAATAGTTGTTCTAAATGCTTATTTTCATTAATCATAGAAAGAAATGTTCCAGAATTGCGTATATATTTACTATATTTTTTATATATGTATTTTAAAAACTCTGAGTAGTTTTTGTCTTCGCATGATTCAATAATATCTTTAATCTTTATATCTTTAAGTTGTCGCTGCAAACCTTTTACTGGCTTACCATTTAAACCAATACCTGTTTTATTTGCTAAATCATATTTAACATTTTTACCTTCTAATTCAAAAACAAGGTATTGTTTATCTTTGTATACTTTAATTATTCTCACCACCTAATTTATGATTGTTTACTTTTAAAATCCTGTCTGTCTTGTTTCAAAATTGATATTCCCTTTTCCAACAACACTTACTGAATCATCTTCCCACTTTTCACCCTTACTGTGGAACTCTGTATCGTCTTCATAGACACCATCTGTATGGATAATTTCAAAATCAATTTCTCCGTCAAAATCTTTAATCAGTGTTGTTGTCCACGGACATTCAATATGATAATTAAAATCTGGATTATACTTTAAAACTTCATCAAGTAAAAATACTCCTACCATCCCAGCATCCGCGCAGAACTCTCCGATCTTTTCATGCGTATCAGAATTGTAAGTAGTGCAAGACCAATCACCATACAATGTGTCTCTACAAATATAATTTTTGATTCCTAACACTTCCATATCTTCCCCATAATTACATAATTCCCAATCACTGATATTATTGTCTCGATATTCTGATAACGCAGCGAAATATCCTTTCCACTCTTCCCTGTATTGTTTTGATTCACACGAACTCTTTTTATAATCTGGATAATCTTTCTTACTGCTATAAGAAAAATAGTCTTCAGAAACAGGATATTCTCCAACTTCTTTCCTTTCTTTGCAGATATAACATGGATCTGTAATAATAATATCTCCTTTAAATCTCATTTTCTCTCCTTTTCACACCATTCAAAGAAATCATATATGCCATGATTTCTAATACCACCTGATTTTCTTTTCAAAAAACGTATTAACTCATACATAAAACTATTGACTCCACCAATATTCAGTTCATAAATATAGTTTGAGAGCGCATAAAAGATATACTCTGCGACATCTTTTCTACCGGCTGCTCTTGATTCTGATTTTATTTTTTTAAGTTCTTTCTCTGATAATTCGTAAAACACTTCAGAACTAACAATATTTTTTTCTATCTTTTTCAAAACAAAAATTACCTCAACCCACTATTTGAAAATTGTATTTTATTTCGGAACAATAATCTTATGTTTCCCAGATGAGTTCCTTAACACTTTTAAACCACAACTCTTAATGCTGTCTAGTTGCTTATTGTAATTAACCAGCTGTGCAACCATACCTTTACTATAATTAAGCCACATATCGTCCAAATTCTTTTCAAATTCCTGACGGCGAAACATGATTTCCATTTTAGAACTATCTTTATATTGTGATGTGGTCTTATAGGCTTCAAAATAGTCTCCAAAAATATCTTCAAAACTTCCCATATATACTCTCCTTCAAAATACCTTTAAGAAATCGTCGGAATTATTATCAATTTTTTCCTTCAAAACGAATTCATAAGTTCCGCCCATTGTTGCGTAATGTTGAATATAATCTTCTGCTTTAATCTCTAATACATCCGCATTAATCGCTCTTTCAGCAATCACAAAATAATTACCATGTGCGTCCATTGGTGTAATTAAAATATCGCCATTATCCTCTACACTTATGTGGTGAGGAAAATTTGAAATACCACGTTCACATTCCACAACTTCAATTGAATCCAATATTATCCCTTTTATTCCATTTATTTTTAATTTATTAGAAAATCTTGGACTTTTCCAAAATACTTTTACAAGTTTATTTTTCTCTATCTTCATATTTTCGCCTCACATGAAACAGACAATTCATTCTTTATACTTTTATCAAAATTGCCATCCAATAAGGAAAGCAATTGTCACCTGAGATACCATAATAGCCACATGAGCATGATTTTAACTCATATCCATATTCTAAAAATGATCTCACTTTTCGTTCATAATCTTCTTGACAGTCCGTATTTATTGTTATAACATCCATATCTATATTCCTATTCTTTCTTTCGCTATTTCAAAATACTTCTCATCTTTTTCAATGCCTATAAATCTTCTATTTAAATTCTTACAAGCTAATCCAGTTGTACCGGAACCAATACAACTATCCAAAACCAAATCTCCTTCATTTGTATAAGTTTTAATTAATTCTTCTATCAATGCCAATGGTTTTTGTGTTGGATGTAAAGCTGATTTTTGAACATCTTTTGCAAATTTCCATACAGATCTTGGATATCTTTCTGTACTATCGTATGTAGTTAGTCCATGTTCTCCATAATCTGTCGTATTCTTACATCTAACCTTATGTTCTGCTTTACTCACTTTTCTAACATGTCCAGTTGTTTTTTGAGGATTGTATACAGGAGGCTTCTTATAGAAAATACAAATATCTTCATGACTTCTCAATGGCATTTTCTTAGCATTCAAAAATCCAGTTGGTTGAGTTTTTTCCCCAAATCAAATTGTATCTCCACATTTGTTTGTTGCTCATCATCAGTTCTGCAGTAAACATGCCATTTGCAAATAAGATAATTGCAGCATTGTCTTTTGTAATTCTTTTATACTGTTCCCACAATGGTTCAAATGGAATAATCACATCCCATTTATTCCTAGAAGTTTGTTGATACGGAAGATCTGTAATAATGCAATCTACTGATTTATCAGAAATGTTATTCATTAATTCAAGACAATCTCCACATTGTAAACTAATACTACTCATTGGAAACACCGCCGTTCCATTTGAATAGTTTTTCTGTAGCTTTAACTCTTTTGTTATTATCTATTGTCCTATTAACTTCCTGCTTCCAAATACATTTAGTCATTAATATCCACCTTATACTTCATTAATGCTTCGTAAATATTACTTGGTAAAAATTCTTTGTACTTATTTGCTTGTCTTTTTATTTCATTTTCTTTTTCAATCTTATATTTGTTAAAAGCATCAATTGGATTATTATATTCACCTAAATGTATCAACTTACCATCTCTGTTCATTTGAGCAATAAAACTTCCATGTGATCTATGCCAAGATACTCCTATTGGAAATTCTCCTCTTGCAGAATCAGATTTTGTGAACAAAATATTTATATTGTCTGGTACTATACAGCATTTACTTGGGGAATATATTTTGTTACCTTTAAATAAAATATCTTTATCTAAGCACATTATTTCGCCTGGTATTTCATAATAATTTCCTTGTATCCATTCTGCAAAATTTTGAAAATTCAACCATTCATCACAAACTGTACATTTTTCATAAGTTGGGAAACGTTGTTTTTCTTTATCTGAATAACAACTTCTCAACATTCTATACCATTTATCATATTCCATAGTTGGTTTTCTATTAATTGACACTTTATATTTATTACCCCCTAAATATCCAACTCCGCATACAGAAGGAAACATTAAATTTTTAATTGCTCCTGCCTTAAAGTCGCTATATTTTCTGTGTTCAACAATAACTCCATCTTCAAATTGAATGTCTATATCTCTTTTGTTTCTGTATGCAATAATTTTCATATTCAGCCCCTGATTGTTTAATGTTACTTCATTTGTTCTGTCTAATTTTTGTATATTTACATCTCCTATTCTCTAATCTTAAATAATCTTTCAACTGATTGTACATTATTACCATGTTTCATTGTTTTAAGTAAATCTTTTTCCCAAATACACTCCCAATTATTAGGTGCTTGATATTCACTAACCAAAATAATATTTTTCTTACTAATCTTTTCTGCCCAATTCCAAAATCTGTCATAATCAAAATTTAAAGAAGTACTATATTGTTTAGTATCTTTATAAGGAATATCACAATAAAGAAAACAATCATAAATATCATCATGGTATAATTTCTCATAGTCACCACAAATAAATTCAATATTATCAAGTGAATTTATTTGTGCTAATAAATTTCTCTTCGCTTCATCATAATAATTCCTTTTCGTTCGTCCGTCTAAGAACCCTTGACCATTGAACCCACCATCATAAAACCTTCCGGAATAACTTGCAAGAAACCCTATTGCCCCTATATACCACTGTGAATATTTCGAAAAATCCTTGTTGTAGTATGCTTGTCTACATTCTGAATAATGTTCTTTTGTAACTATATTTGGAAGCGTATTTAACTCATTTCTATGTTTAAATAATTCAATTAAAAATTCATTATTATCTGATGCGATTTTCTTGTTACACTTAATTTTATCTATAACATTTAATCCACCGCAAAACGGCTCTATGTAACACTCAATATTGTTTTCATCTATATATCTCTGAATAATAGGGACAATGTATTTAGCTATTCGAGATTTACTTCCCATATATTTCAATTTCTTTTCACCAGAAAGTGACATGTCCTTAGTAGCTACCTATTCTTTTTATCCTTTCTGATTTTATTCTTATTTATTTCTCGAAATCCTTACAATCCGACGTATCTTCGTTTCCAATGTAATCATTATCAAACGTATCCAGACCATCAATTCTTTTTAATTTACAATGATTTATTGATAAATGCTTGCATCCTTCACACTTTTTATTAAGACCATTTAAAATATAAACTCCACTTTTATCAAACCATTTATCATATACATTACCTACTTGAGTAAAAATCAGTCTATTTTCTTCAGCTTCATAATAAACACCATCCATCTCTGTTTCATAACATTCCCATCCACTATCACTTTGCAACTGTACGTCATGTGGAATATTATTCTCTTCTATAATTTGCTGTAATTTTTTCAAATGTCATATCTATTCCTCCTTGTCGACCATATAATGACATTTCTGCAAAAGATGTAAACACAGATCCATGTAATCATTAACCTGAGACTCACTTGGTAGTTCATCACTGTATCCGGAAATCCCCAGCAAAGTATCACATCCGCTGCACGATCCATAATAAGTGTTTGTATATACATAATCTTCAATATCAGGCTGATACACATTCTTATGTAAAATAAAAATCTCAGTTCCTTGATAATCCCCGTCATCAATTTTCAAAATATTTTTTGTATCAAATTTGTTATTATCCCAATCATCAAGTTCAGGATTAATAACAATATCAAATATCAATCCAACTAAATTTCTGTACTCATCATATTCGTCCTATCTTGTATTTCTGAAATACTCCTCAAGCTTGTCTTTATTTTTCTCCCATGCTAAACAAAATTCTTTAATCATAAAATCCTTCCTTAACCAACTCCGAATAAATTTGTTTTGTAGGTAATATTAGATTATTTCCACATTCATCAAGCATCTGCATAAACTCTTTATCTGTTAACTCTTCAAAAAATTCTTAATGTATTCTTGCTCTCTCTTTAAATCCATATCACTTCATAAATTCCTCAAAACTTGTATAAATTTTATTATCCGCATAATATAAGTTGTAATCATTTTGCTCAATATAGTACCATAATTTCTTATGTCCTAATTTCAAGTAATCTTCTAAATAATGTTCTTCCTGATAATCCGAATTTACCATCTGTCTAAAACTCAATTCATCAACACAATCTGAATTCTTAACAAACATACTTATATCCATCAACTGTTGTAATGTAAAATCCTTCGTCACGACATATACAACACGAATGATTTCATTTCCAAACTTTTTAATTTTTTTAAGTTGCGAAAAATCTCTAAGATGATATACCATTCGTTTTGTTTTGGCTGCTAATTCGTTCACTCCTAAATTATCAATGTAAGATGTATGAATCTCTATTGGCAAATGATATGAATCAGCTTTTTTAAAAAGTGCCTCCCACCAGTCTTTATTTTCTTTGTAATTATGTAATGGATCGCCACCACCCGAAACAGAGATAATATCACAACAATATTTATTAATATCAGGCAACAACTTGTGAAGACCTTTGATAGTTGTTTTAGGGATCTTTAAATTATTTTCTTTTACAATGCAATACGGACATGTATAATGACACCCAAAATTTGTAATAATACTTAAATATTTGTTCACTGTACTATTCTCCTTCATATCTATCCGGTAATTCCATCCAAGCAATCACTTTACTAATTACTTTCATTTTTCTACCGCCAGTTCCATATGAAAACCAATAAACTTCATCTTTCCATTTCTTATTCGCGTACATTTCTTTTCTACAATATGCCACAAATCGCTCGCCTCGTTTGGTTTGAATTAAAACTTCTTTGCTTTTATATACAGAACTGAAATTTGTTGTTGAAACTTCTTCTAATTCAGGCAACCCCGTCTTTTTAACTGAATTCCAATCTTTATTCATTTTCTATACCTCGTTCTCCCATATTAACAAAACTCAAGTGCATACCAATCATCTGCAATTTTCACTATTTTTAATTTGTTTTCATATTTATCTTTATACATATCAATTAGTTTCTTTTTAGCTTTAGACAAACTTGTGAACCATTTTTCACCATATAAATCATAATCCCATTCCCAGCTATCTGATTCTTTACAAACCCCATAACTATCAACTATAAAGCTATCTTTTCCTACATAACCAACATAATCAACCATGATTCCTGTACCATAAATGCAATATACTTTTCTACCGATTTTAGGTTTCATTTATATCTCCTTTTAAAACATAATTTGAAATCCAGTTTTCTTTTGATAACTTATCCATTTATCTTTTCTCTCCTCATATACCTGTTTTGCTTTTGTAAAAAGATCTATTTTGTCTTGTAGATATGAATCATAAAAACAACCATCTTTGTTGTAGTCTTCAATAACTGCTTTGCAATATTCAATGAAATTTTTATCTTCTTCATGACCACCAATATTTATAGAACCAGCAAGATAATTACCGCATTCACATTTGTAATGTTTTGTAGGTCTACCATAACCACCTCGCATATTATTGATCGTATATTCACCTCTATAAATATCGTTACTGCTAATTTCCTCTTTGCTGCATTTTGGACAGTAAAATAATCTCATTGATCCACCTCATTTCAAACTTAAATAATTTATTCATCGTTCTATTTCTCTTTCAATTTCTTGCCACACATAGGACAATATTTAATTTTTCCTGCTGCTACTTTTTTATCGTACGCATAAGATATCAACTCATTTGGATATCTAATAGAAATTGTTTGTGAATTTGTCCTTCCATAAGCCAAAGGAATTCCAATGTCACAATAGTCACATCCATGTAAATCAAATTTCATCTGGGTATTTGGACTGCATTCATTATTCATTTGTTTTTCACAGCAATAGGAACCGAAATCGTTATCACATATATGCATACAATCTTTACAAGTTCTAAAATAAGGATTTGGGAAACTAAAACCCCAAAAAGATGTATTCCCACATTCAGGACATTCGTATTTGAGCACTCCATCTTCATCTTTTATGAACAATCCATTTTTAATTAATTCATTATTGCATTTTGGGCAATAAATAAATGTTTTGCTTGTTTTTTATTTCTTTTAAACATTATCTCTGACTCCTCCAATACTTTGAATTGATCCTTGCTGCAAAAATTCAAAATTTCCATCAATAAAAACATTATTATAACGAAGATATTTATTAAACTCGTTATCGGTCATGTAGTATTGTTTTCCGTCCTCTCCATTAAAAACAAAATATGAACCATTATTTAAACTACAAATATCATGCAATCGCAATTTCCCGCGATAAATATACGGATCAATAGTTTGTAATGATTTCTTATTACAACTAAAATCCCTCACCATACTTCCATTTATTTTCCCATCACTATACACATACACTTTCTTTGCTTTATTCATCTTCACACCATCCTTCTTTTAGCCAATCATATATCTCATCAAATGTTTTCGTATTCTTGCACACCTCTACTAACCAATCAGCTAATTCCTCATCTGACATAGATCGAACCAATTCGCCATTTGTCATTGCGTCTTCAAACATCTCGTCCGTCCATAAGAAATCCCCATGATCTTCTTCCATAAGATAATATTTATTCTCTGTGCATACTTCACTGATTTTCATAATCTGTCCTTGCAGAGTACACATTTCGTCTACGGATTCGACACAACCATACTCGATATTAGATTTTAAATCAGAACGAATTCTAACTTTATCTCCAACTTTGTGTTTCATTTGATATACTCCTTTTCGTTAATATTTTGTATCCTGGACAACTACTTTCTCCACAATTGTAGTTGTCTTTTTTTAATACCCAGCATTTGCATGTCTTTTTTAGTTTTGTTCCACATGCAGCACAAAAATTATCTTCTTCCTTTATTTCTGAATCTCCACATTTATGACATTTCATCTTGTTCCCCTTCTTATTCTTCAAATTCTGTTTCTTCAGTCACTGTCGAATTATCACAAATTGTTACTACTGTATTTTCATTTGGGATGATGAATACTTCTTCATCACCTAGTTTCCAATCATACGAAAGTTGTTTGCCTTTTCCATGCAACGCGTTGCCGTCCCACTCAAAAGCATCTGTTGATAGTTTGACTTTTCCAGGAAGAAGAGATATTAACTTCGCTTTCTCTCCTGTATAATCGACTTTCGCTACTATTGATTCAATACACGGATAAATTTCATATACACTCTTATACATATCTGGCATAAACCTTTTAAGTTGATCACAAAATTTTATAACTAATTTATCCTGATATGATGTAATTTCTCCATCGAGTAATTTACCTGGTATATATTCAATAAGTTTAACAATAAATTCTGGTGTGAAAGATGTTTCTTTAATTATCTTTTCACCCACAAAGTTGTTATAATAAATTGTGTTATTATATAGATAATATGGAACTCCGATATAAACACAATCTGCAATTCTACATACAAAATCTAATGGTTTTAAAGCATCTTCTATATCGCCATATTTTTCTCTATATTTTCTTATTAAATTTCTGTCAAAACTCTCGTTCTTTTCAATTTCACAATGAGGACATTTGTATTCTGATTTATTTAACATCACACAACGTTTTCTTTTATAAGCGTCACAATTGTCACAATTATTACATTTATAAACAAAAACACAATATTTCTCATGTGAATAATAATCTGCCATTCCTTGATAATAATTTGGATCATAATAAGTAAAACAAATAAGTTTATAGTCTCCTATAATAGTCACTCCTATCTATATTCAATTTTTTTATTTGGAAATCAATGCTTGACTAAGCACAAAAAGATATGTAATATAGTAGTTGCATTGAATTCCAAATCATTCAATGTATTTGTGTTTACAGACGCACATCAAAGTTTGGTCGCAGAGATGTGTGTCTTTTTTATTCATTTATTTTTTATGTTTCATTATGTATCTTCTTCTGGTTGTTTCTCTTAATGCATGTCCACCGTGTAACCTTCTGTAGTTATTTGTGGTTCCATATAATGCCTGAAAGAGTTCCTTCCTATTTAAATATGTAAGTTCACATGTAAAATGTGCTGTTTTAGAAATATCCAGCTTACCAGTAGCTTCCTGCTCATTAACATCCTTGCTTTCGCTCAATACCGATGCTTCTGCATTTTCTATATTTATCTTCTTTCCAGTTTTAAGATCTACAAAGCTTACATTTTGAATTCCACGTATTTCAAAACCACTCATGAATTTTACTCCTCGTAGATAATATCTAATCCGTAAGCAACTGCTGCATCATGCTCAATACGACAGCCTCTGGCATTTTCCCAACCCTTGCAAAAATATACCGCATGGCACAAACTCATATTCTCTAAAGATTTTGCGAGAAAACACAATGGAATTTGTACAACTTCTCTCTCCTCCATTTTATCTTTCGAATACCATTCGTCTGTAAACAAAGTATTCACAACTTCATATCCTCTATCTCTTAGATATTCAACTGCCTTTTCTCTTGTATTTACAATTTCTTCGTCTGTTTTCTCTGCCATTGGTTGACTAATCATTGCTCTCATAAAATTATTCTCCTTTACTGTCTAAAATTTCTTTCAATGTTACTGGTGTATAATTCCACAACATACACCCTACATTTTTTGCTACACACTTAATTTCATATTCGCTGTTTAGTTTCTTGATATACTCTTGATAATAATCTTCTTCCATAGAATTATGTACGTGTCCATATAAGTGAACAGACCACACTTTATGCTCTTTCCCATCTCTTCTGTAACGGTGCTGATGATTCCAAAAAGCCAATGGAAAGTGAGACATAACAACATGATATTCTTTCCCATCAATCACATCTTTTATTTCTTTATAATTTGCTATTTCTACAAATAACTGTTTATACCTTTGATCTGTTGCTTTATCATGATTCCCAAGAATAAGATGTTTATTACCTCGTAATGTACTCACTAATTCAATCGCATCTTCATTTTCTTTCCATGCCAAATCTCCTAAAATATAGACATGATCTGCATTAGTAATTTTCGAATTCCAATTTTCCTTAATCACTTTATGCATTTCTTCCAATGTATTAAATGGTCTATTATCAAAATTTAATCCTTCATTCGTCACATTTTTATGGAATAAATGCAAGTCACTAATATAGTAATTCACTCCCTCACCTCTATTCTTCTGGGAATTTTAATACACTTCCAACAAATCGCTTCAGCCGCTCATTTATATCTTCGGAAAAACATCTATTCTTAGACATTACATCATCATAAATACAACATTCTGTAATTACATTTTCATCATTAAATCTAATACATCCAATTGTTGATCCTGGCATACGTATTACAACTGTGTTATTACAAAAACTTCTTGAATCATATATATAACAGAACGAATATGGATGTACATCTCCAAAATTATATCTAACATTGTCATTTAAATATTCTGTAATCTCACAGCAATACTCTACATTGATTATGTTTGGTTTTCTTTTTCTCAAAATAATCTCGTTCATTTTAATTCCCCTTCGATTGAAATCACAGTTTTATTCTCCTACATATACCAATCTATCAATATATTCTAAAATATCTTTAGCTGCATAGAAATCAAATCCAACAACAGCCCAACTATGACTATTTCGATTATCCATACCATACCCTCATTACTGCTTTATATTCCTCTACAACATCCGTATATCCTAAATCTTGTAAGAGTTCCAATAGTGTATCATCCACATATTCATGATTACACTCTGTAGTATATTGCTTTAAAATTTTTACATACTTATCCGAAAGCTCTTGATTAAATGCAGAATTAACGTATTTTACAAACTTTTCTTTGTCTTGATCAAATATCCATGTTCCAACACTTTTAATATCATAATATCCGCCAAACCCTGTGTAATCAGCAGCGCAGTATAAATCTATTAGTTCTTCTTCTGAATGAATGATAATTTTTGTAAAATTAAAATATGTTTCATCATCTAAAGGATTGGTTAATTTTTTACCATGTCTATCGTACAATTCAATTGTTTTTAAATGTGGATGTGAAATACAAAATTCATAATTCCTACATTCATATTCATCCTCAAAATTTTTTCCGTCATCTGCAATATATACTGTTTTCATATGTCACACACTCCATTATTTTATTTCTTGCTTTTATCAAAGCTAAATGATGGCATCATTTGTAATTTAAACAAATTCTTTTCATGCATCTGGTCAATTTTATTCTTTAATTGTACGTCTTCAATTACACCTGTTCTGATATATTTATCAAGAACTTCATATGTAAATCCTAAGTTATCTTCATCTGTTTTATCACAAAGACCATCAGAGGGGATTTTTTCAATGAATTCTTTTGGAATACCAAGTGCATATCCGACTTCTTTAACTTCTGCAACAGTCAGATTGGACAATGGGCTGAAATCACCAACACTATCTCCCCATCTCGTACTGTATCCAATCCAATCTTCAGATAAATTACATGTATTCGCTACTCTTCCATTTATTGTTTGAGATACAGCATATAGTGTAGCCATTCTAACTCTAGCTGGAAGATTTATAGAAGACTGTTTGCTCCAATGATCATTTAATTCAGATTTCACTTCATGCTTAATATCACGCACTGCATTAAAAATATTTACTTCAATACTTTCAATTCCGAGATGATTAACAACTTTCTTCGCATCATCAATATCTTTTTGTTTCCCATTCGGCATTAAGACGCCCAAGACTCTTTCTTTCCCTAGAGCTTCAACGCAGAGTGCAGCAACAATCGTCGAATCTTTTCCCCCTGAAATACCAATAACCGCTTTACATCCACAGCCGTTCTCTTTAAAGAATTTTTGAACCCATTCAATAATTGCAGTCTTAACTTCATTTGCATTAAAATTCATTTCAATCTCGTCTCTCTCTTTCTAATCTCCATAATTCCACATCACAATTTGAAAAAATTTCTTCAATCATTTTGTAAACCTTATCCCAATCTGCTCCACCACGACAGCATCCAATTTTATACGGCATTGCAATTTTATTCCCAAAATGTCCATTCTTTTGATATACCAAAGTCCTCAATGATTGCATACATTTCCTTAGTGCATTAATATTTGTATACTGTTTGCCATCATATCCGTAATTTTTTTGAGCAAACATGTTGCATATAAATTGTTCACTCTGAGGAATTATAATACTACCAGTGTTATAGCCATTCCATCTGCTATTAATAGGAACAACCTGAATTTTCCCGATCATTTCTTCTGAACATATTTTTATATACTCATTATATACATTTGGATATTTCTTCTTAATCTGAAGTGCAACTCCTGATCCCATTTTCTTTTGACAGTTCACTTGGTGCGCGATGATTCTAGCGTCTGATTGAAATAAATCTCCATCGATAATTTTTATAGGCATTAAAATTCACCTCCATGCAGCCTATCTCTGACTTCTTCTAACGACTGTTCTTTTAGCAATTCTCCATCTCTAAAAACTGGAACCAACATATTACCGCGCTTTTCATAATCAGTAGCTTGTTCCCATGTAAGCCCATCTTCATAATAAATGCTTCCATCACATCGTATATATACTCTACAACATCCTTTCTGGGATTTCTTAAAACCTCCATCTTTCGGATTTTTAAAAATTGGAAATGGCTTATTATCGATTTCACAATATGTCGCTTTGATGCAAGAACTGAAAGTGTCTCTTGTAAATGGTTTTAGCTCCCCATTTTCTTCAATACACTGAAATGAAAACGAGCCAACGCCTAACACTACATTTGAACACGCAAATCCGTTTTTCATGAGAATTTTGTAAATTTCTTCGCACCTCTGTACTGTAATTGAATCGCCATAAATTGCTTTTACATGTGGATCTAATACTTTGTAGCCTTTGCTATTAATTATTCCTCCGAATTCATCCCATAATTTAAATACCGTTTTTGTTACAACTTCTACGCAATCACCAGAATCCCCACGCATTAACATACATCCATTATGATTCATAATCTCAGTTTTTAATTGTGGAAGTACATTATCAATAACATTCCAATAATCATAAGAATCAAGGACGGCAGAGAAACTTGTGTTTGGATAAATTTCTGTAAGCAATCTTCTAAGCAATGTAATTTCATTTCCGTCAATTGCATAATTACTACACATAACCGAATGTTCTGTACTCGGACTTCCATATGCCACATCTTCTTTTGTGCAATCACAATTATAATTCTTCTCAAGATAAGGAATGGTTGGTACAGTAGCTGTATTAAGAAATGATAAACACCATCCTGCTCCTGCTTTTACCGCTGATTGCAAGCATTCCTCTCCTCTAAAATCAAATGCACCCAACGCTCTTGCTTTTGAAATATTATCATCACATGTTAAATCGTAATAATAATTAACAATGTCACGATATGTCTTTCCAACTGTCGCTGCTAACATTGGATGCCACATTTCTGCCGAGATAAGACTTTCGAGTGCCTGTGGAAGCCATGCAAAATCATTATGCGTATTAGTAATACCAAACATCGGAACATGCATTGGAACAATTGTGCCTTCTGGTAATGCCACAATCTCAATTGGTAAATATCCTAATTTATGTAGGTTCTCAATTTTGTCAATTTTATATGTATCTTTTCCAAGAGATGCGTCCATGATTCTTTTATATTCATAAATAATTTCTTCAAAAGGCTTGTTAAAGAATTCTTCATTAAAATAATCAATTAGATATGTTTTAATAAACCCCTGCAATCCAAACATCACTACCTTATCCCATCGCTTTACACGACTCATTCTAGGTGTAAAATAAGAAACTGATTTTGTAATATTTTTAGGTAGCATTTCTGCATGAACCGCTTTATAAAAATCAATTAATAACATAGGATTCGTTTTACTCTTCATATTCAAATACCCCTACTTTCTCATGTTCTTTTGTAAAAATACTATTTGTTGTGAATACTCTTTCAATTAATCCACTATTCAATACTTCTCCTTCAAGAATTGTATTTTCACAATGAGATACATATAAATAAATCTCTTTCGCGCCAAGTTCTTTTAATTTTTTCGCTGAATGGTAAAATGTACCACCACGACTTGAAATATCATCTACGATTAAAATCTTTCTGTCTTTGATTAAATCTGTCATACCTGAAACATCTAATCCTTTAATTTCTCCTGTTTCCCAATCACGCTTTTTAATACCAAAAACATATGGAAGGTCGAACATTGTAGAATAACGTTTCATAGCTCCTTCATCCGGAAAGAACATTGTAAGATTATTTGTACCACCGATGTATTTGCTTTCGATTGCTTCCCACACATACTTGTCCGGGTGCTTAATTACAATTCTATTAATAAGAGCTTCGCTTACAGATGAATGTGGATCTAATACTGTTACAGAATCAAAATTCAGCCAATTAATAACTTCTGCAAAATACTTTAATGTAAATACATCTTCCGTTGTTTTAACGCGATCTTGACGGCTGTTTTGAATATATGGCATATTCAAGTACAAATTTGTAATGCCATGAGAATTAAGATGTTTGACAATATAAATCAATGTCACCAATTCTTCATTATCTTCAAATAACCAGGTAATAGTTGCTTCTCTGTAATCTTTAAAATCATAAGGGACGTCCTCTTTAAGTAAGAGAGTTCCATCTGGAAATTTCTTTGTATTTACTACTTCTCCATTAATTTTAATCATAACACTTTTCTCCAATCACATTAATTTGACAAGATTTCATTACTTCTAATGCTGCCTCGTGGCTCTCCGGAGTTACTCCTGCACAGCAGCTTCGATCCACAACAATGTCTGTCTCCGGAAGACGTGCTTTTAGGAGAAGCGCATTTGACACAACACAAATATCTGTGCAGAGACCGACAAGCTCAATGGATTCATACCCTTGCTCGGCAACATAATCAGCCAGAGCAATGCTTCCAAAAGTTTCCTTGTCAAAAATTCTGTCAGCATAAGGCTTCAGGCAGTCTATGATCTCCCAGCCTTCTGTTTCTTTGACACAGTGGATAACCGGAAGCGACTTCCCCTCTTTTGTCTGAAGGTAATCTTCTCCGTGGGTATCTCTTGTGAAAAGAATTTCTGTCCCCATTTCCCGGGCAGCTTTTACTTTCTTCTCCACTGCTACTACGATTTCCTGTGCCTCTTTTGTTCCAAGACTTCCATCTACAAAATCATTTTGCATATCTATTACAACTAAAACTTTCATATATTATTCCTCCTTTTGAAATTCTTCTTTTATAATATTTACCTCACATCTCCTGTTGATATGAACTAAGATATATGTTATAATCATTTATGTAATCAAAAATAATGGTATCTAGGAAGCACCTTTATTTTTGTTCCGCACAGGCTATTGTCTGTGCTTTTTATATGTTTCCGGAAGTGGCCGCCATGCTACAACATTACTGAGATAAACATCATCAGATTCACATCCATACCATTCCATTTCTTCTGAATAATATACATAGCCAATCATCATTTCATTGTATACGTTTTGTGCAATCACTTCTTTTTCCGGCAACTTCTCTTCTACCGGAATCCAGTCGTTATCTTTCTTTCCGTCCTCAAATCCTTTTTGATACCACTTTCTCCTGCTGCATCCTTCACAGTTTGGGATTTCATCCATGTGAGAGCGGATGATTTCCAGAACATCCTCAACTGCAATTAATGGTTTTGTATATGATGAAAATTGGATATTACCACGCTCTTCTATCTCTTTCAAGATCTTCTCTAGTACGTTCATTCTTCCACCTCCAACAAATCTATCTTCTGTATTCTATAAATTTATCTGTTCCCGGAAATTTCACACGAATTTTATAAGGCTCTCCGCCTGCAAGCATTCCGATCGGTTTATATTCTCCCACAATAACCGCCTTTTCTAATAATTTATGTTTTTTTCGCATTGTCTGGCTTTTTCTTTATCCGCATAATCTGTATTACAGATTTCGCATGTGTATAATTTCTTTTCCCTCATCATTCCACCTCTAACAAACTTTCAATAAAATATCTTGCTTCCTGAAATGATGATGCTTGAAACATACACTGCATCGCAACTAGACTTCCTGGTTTACATTTTCCATCTTCAATAGGCTTGTAAAACATGTTCTCTCTTTTTGTGACATATTCTAAAACCTTTTCTAATTTTTCTCTGTCTGTCATTCTTCCACTCTCCTATTCCACATTCCCCTAGCCGTAGCTTCTAAAGCACAATTTCGTGTTGCAACTCCGCATTCCTCGCAGTACACGAAAGCTGATATAACTTCTTCTCCGAGCCCATGATTAACTTTAAGACTTGCTTCTCCACCACAAAACTGGCATTTCTTTAGTTCTTCCATTCTTCCACCTTTCCGAATCTCTTGCGAGTGGCTTACAAAAACTCGTAAGAAAACTCGCAGGGAACCACAAGCTACTCAACCACTTCAACCATTGACTTAATCAATTCCGCTGTATTTTTAACCGCCTAATTTGGGACAAACACACTCCCATTGGTAATCTGTAAAATGAATTTCATAATCATGTATTACTTCCCCATCAATTATTTCAATTACCTGGTTAAATTCCATTCCTTGTTCAAAAGCATGAATCTTCATATCGACATGGTATTTTTTACATGTTCTTAAAAGTTCATCAGCGTTAATACCCCATGCAAATTTGGAATCAAATACTGCAGTGAGTCTTTCATCATCTTCGTATTCTGAAAGATATACTTCAACACCCTCAACGAATCCTCTTCTTGTTTCTTCAATCCAACAAGTTTCATTCGAATTAATATCTCCAAATTCATTTACTGTCAACTCAGATTTTGCATCACCGAATAAGTCAACAGGGTGCAACCCCTCAAGCACAAACCTCTTTATATTTTCTTTCGTTCCACGAACCTTTAAAGCTCCTTCACACCAATTCGGCATAATTCCTAACTCCTTTCAATGTTTATTTCGACTAATCAAGTCGTTGGCAACACTCTGGACATACATGGAGTCCTGTATAAGTTATGTTTTTGTCGCAAACTGGACAATGTTCTGTTCCATTAGCCCAAACATCCACTTTCTTCGGCAACTGCTTTTGCAGTGCTTCGATTGCGATATCTAATGATTCTCGCAACATATAATATCCGCTTGTAGGATAATTCGCTTTTATTACTTCTATCGCCTCTCTAACTTTTTTCTCGTCCATTTTCCATCACCAAAATCCTTTCATCAATCAGATGATTTATAATCCGCAACAATTCTTCCTGGGTTTTTAAATCATTTTCATATTCGATATCTTCATATCTGAAAAATTTATCAAATTTATAAAAACACATTCCTCCATAGCAACTACAACGTACATGAATTCTTCTGTTATAATATGGTTTATCATAAATGCCAATCCAAATATCGTTATCTGTTCCATATTTTACATCATCATCTGTCCCGATAATTCTATTTATACACCATGCATTTATTACATTATTCCTCCAAAATAGTGGTTCTTTAATTTTAGATTCATCACCAACTTTGAGTTTATTAATCTTTTTCATTGTGAGATTATATTTATTTTTTACTTTTGGACTTCTCATTTTTTACCACCTTCATACAATCTTTCGTATTTTCCAAAAACGCAAAACTATGTGGGAACTCATGATGTATAATATGTTTCTTATTCCTAAAACACTTCATATTTTTGCAATCTGACATACAAAAAGTAATATCTTCGCTTGCCATAACCAATTACCTCCATAAAATTACTCATTTCTATTTACCGGTTTTCCACTTAACAAGTTTCCATCTTTATCTCTGTCGTATTTCCACATCAAATAACTACACCAATTATCATTATCGAAGTCACTCATGTTGAAAAACGGATCTGGATTATCTATAACATATTGCTTGTCAAATCCTTTGATTTTCACATTCACATCATTTACAAAGACTCTTTTTGATAGTCTACAAAACCACTTCATAAATTCTTGAAATGTATCTTCAAATTCTCTGTCACGTAATGCGGCATCAACAACAAGAATATAATCATCTTGTGTATGTAACCAACCGCGCTTATAACTTCTTCTTCCTCTTGAATCTCTTAAATTATTTGTTCTCTCGAAAAATTCATCACTACCGCTTGAACTATTATGTCCTCTTTTTTGAATCACATATACTTCCATATCTCTTTCTGATCCAGTTACAACCGGAAGATGATCAAGAACAGTCTCAAGAATATATCTTTTCTCGTGTTGTGTCCTTCCTGGAGGAGAAGCTACAATTGTTCCATGTACATAAGTCCAGCTACTCATTTTTTACACCTCTTTCATTTATATATTTTTGGATTGTAGATAAAGGATTCGAACCTTTACTTATGTGTCACGCTACATCGTGCTACCATTTACACTAATCTACAACTTTTAGGATGAAAATGATTATATTGTTTGATATTCTATTTCTTCATATCTTTTTTTCTAAAAGGAAGCCCATATCCTCTACACCACTTTTTTACTGCATTATCGGTAACACCATACATTTCACCGATTTTAGTGAAAGGAATGTTATATATATTTTTTTCTAATTCTTCTTTAGAAGGAATATTTTTTCTCGTTTCTTTATTTCTGCATTCTATACACATTTTTGCTTTATAGGTTTTTAATCTTTTTTTACAGATAGGGCATATGTCATACCCGCTTGGAATTATTGTTATACTCCCCACATCTTCGATATTATTATCTATATCTTCCTTTGTTCTATTGTTATAAAAATATCTAAACCTTTTTTGTTTTGACTTATAAGCGCCATCTTCTTGTTTTATTATTTCACAGCCACCATGACAAGCAATATGATCATTATTGGTGGAAAATACCATTAAATTATCTTCTGAATTATTTGTTCTATTTCCGTCTATGTGATGTACACATTCACCATCTTTGAGTTCTCTTCCTAACATTTTTTCTGCTACTAAAATATGTTCATATACGCTCCCATTATCCTTAAACGCCCTTTTGTGTTCCGGCATGTAAACAGCAATATATCCACATAGATATGTTTTCCCAGAATTTTTAAACCCTTTAACTGGAACAATATTTTCTCTTCTGTTATTTGAATTGTTGTTATCAATATGTTTATAAGCACCATTTCCAAACAAAAGTTTTTGCATTGAAATATTCTTGCCATCAATTTTTGTTACAACATTTTTGGAACTATCTAATACCCAATAATATTTAGACACTAACTCATAATCTTCCTTATCAAAATAAAATTCATTATATCGCTTTGTAATTCCTTTATAATATTCTCCGCAATCCACATATGTATTATGTTTTTCTACTATAAAAGCACCCTCTCCCATGTTGCAAATTTATTTAATACCATTGCGCCAATGATCCTTATTTTGTGCTACCATAGCAGCACATTTTTTTAATTGAAACTTCTATAAAAACCTCCAGTTTTATCAATGCTCCTACAAACCATAGATTCAATTTCTCGTTTCATTTCTTCTCCACATTCCGGACACATATGCCCTTCTCCAACGTATTCCTTCATAGACATGGTAATAATTTCTTTGTGTCCGCACTTAGGACAATAAAATGGATAATTCATATTGTTTAATTCCTCCTATTTTAACTTTTTATTTTTATTAATATCTTTTACCATATTCACCAAATCGCATAATTCATCAAGTTTCTTATCAATCAAACGATTAAGTTCATTGATTTTATTTACTCTCTCTTCTTCCTCTTTACGTTTTGCATACGCATCCATATTTGCAACGCCGACCACCTGTGCTGCGGGATTTTTACCGTATTCTTTCAACGACAAAATCTCTTTCACTTTTCCCAATACTCGTCTGTTTTTATCTCTTGCATTAACAACTACAAGTGTATTTTCTAAGCTTGCTGTTCTAAGTAATTCATATTCTTCCTTATATAATGCAAAACCATAATCTTTCTTATTACAATCTTCTAACAAGTTTACAATTGCTACTAAGTCATATCCCGTCATTGTTTGTTTCTCCATTTCTATTTGTGTTAATTTACATTTTGTTGTATACTACTTTTATGACAACCGTCACTTATATAGAAAAATCACTCTAATTAAAATTCATGCGATGTATTTTCGTCTGCATGAAACACGGAGGTGATTTTATGAATAAGCATGACATGGTTCATGTTAATGCTTACTGGCGGTTCCGGCTACACAAGTGGGAATTCGTCAATGAGCATTTTCGCCATTATCCTAATAGATAATTGATGGAGTGACGGTTGTCGCATTGCAATTCATTTCTCGCAATGATTGTTCATATAGAACTTCCATCTCAGGAATTTTTATATACAATATATAGTGTATATCATTTTACCAAACCACTATATATTGTGTTTATTTTCGAATGAAATCGAGATTTTATCTTGTACTTAAGATTCCGTTATGAAAAACGGACGAACTCCACGACCAAGCCAGCGGCAATCGAGGTAGTGCACACGCCCATCGATGAGAACAATCCGAACACAGGAATAATCTTCTCTCGATGGAGTCTGATTCGGAGTTGACAACCAATATGAGTGATTAATCAACGGTAGTTTATCTCCGCACTTTCTGAACAAATCAAATGTTGGAATAGATAATATATTGTCTGTAACAAAACCATAATCATCAAATCCATCCATACTTAATAGGTTATTTTCAAATGGAACAATTTTACCTGAATATTTATCTTCGATATCATGACGTAATTTACATTCTTCTAAATACTTTCTAACATTAGATTCAGAATAATTATTGTTTTTACCAAAAATCATTTCTTTAAGAATTCCGTACATAAAATGCCAAACTTTTCCATCCATATGAATGTTTGTCCAATAATATCCGAATTCTTCTGTAAAATTCTCACTCATAAAATCCGCAACTATATTTCTAAATTCTTTTTCATATCTTTCTGGATCATTACTATACCATTCTGGTACAATATCTTGATCAACTCTGTACTTCCATTTAGAAATATCTGAAATAATAATACCTTTATTTGGAGGAGTTAATTCAGCTTTAACAAATTTCTTAGAGGCATTAAATTCACTGTCTTCTACACCCAAACTATCAAGTAAACTTGAATGACTTTCATCTCCTAAAGGTGCTAGTACCACTCTGTTTTTGAAAATAATTCCACTTTTAAATTCACACATACTATTTTCTCCTTTAAAATTAATTCTCTTCTCTCATATGTACCTGCACATCAATTTCTTCGCCATTTCTTCCATCATTGATCATTTCGATTTCACCCTTATACTCAAAAATACATCTCCCATTTTTTGTCACAAGGATCCTGCCTTCTGTACAAGGTTCCGGAATTTCAACAATAATTGGCTTTGGATCTGTATACTCTTTCTTCTTATCTCCACATGATGCCAATACACATATAGAAACAGCTCCACCGATTAATAAAGCACCTTCAATTCCGATACCATGTTTCTCTCTTTTGTATTTATTCATTATCATCACCTCCTAACTTGCCAGTTGGTATTTATTTCTGATAAATTTATTAAGGTCATTAATCATATATGTATAATTCTCTTTTTGATTCTTAATATATGTAGAATTTCTATCAAAGAAGCTTACCATCCATGCAGGAACTTCTTCATCGAGTTCATTTTCAACGCTATATGCAATTGCAGCAAGTAATGAATTCATGTTGCCTTCGTCCAGAAGTTTTGATGAATTATCTACTTCCACAGACCAATCTTCTAGCAGTGACTTATAAAACTCAACATCATCTTCGATAACGTCTTCTTTTACATTCTCTTTGATAAAATCAATGATAGTTTGTTTTGGATCATACTCATCCATCACATCAAATATTTTTTCATTTGAATTATGTAAAAATTCATCCATAAGAGAAACTAATATGTCTATTTTTTCTTTTAACGTTCCCTTGTCCTTAGTGTTTCGATGCTCATTTAATTCATCAAAAGAAATGTTATTTATCTTTTTTGAATGCAATACTTTTTTAAACTCCTTAATAAACTCTAAAAAATTACTATCATCTAATCCATATTCCGTAAACTTTTTAAATACAGAAACCCAAACGGCTACATTTTTAGGAACAAACACATCTGTAAAATTATCTTTGCAAATATTTTCAATCCTACTTAAATACTGGTCAATTGCTTCAAAATGTTCTTCTGTCGCTTTTTCATTTAAAAATTTACTCATGTCTTTTGCAGCTTTTTTCCAGTTGTTAAAGAAAAATGTTGTCATTACAGATTCACATACCAACCGCTCATAAGTTCCTTTAGACCGCTCGCTACCAGAGCAGCTTATACAATTTTTAAAGAATTTATTCTCAGAAATAGTCCTGATTTTCCGTGCATATAAATCAATATAAGTAAATGCCTTCTGAGACTGATTCATCCCTCTATGGTTATTATACCTTCTTACTAGGCGACTAATTTGTGCCATCGTACAATGCTGGTGTATAGTAATGTCAATTTGGTAATCATCAAACATTTTCTTTAGTTCAGGTGGTAACATCTCGTATGTTTTCCTTCTTAGGTCGTATTCAATTGACTCCCAAATAACCTTTCCATTTTCATCTTTACAAATATTATTATTTTCATCCTTCATTTTTCTTTGATATTGAATAAAAGGTTCTTCCAAAGAAGGTGTTATTTTATAATTTCCATATCTGAATTTAATCAGAGCAGAACTTCTTTGCATTCCATCTACAATATATTGCTGAACAACATCTTCTTCTAAATCTTCTTCGCCTAAGATAATTGGCGGGATATAATCATCTGTTAGCACAGTTTTAATGAGTTCGTTCACCATCACATTTTCCCAGCAAAACATCCTTTGCACGTCTTGATTATCACTAATATCCTCTTCTACGATTTTTTCTAAATATGATTCTAAAGACAACGTTCTCTTTCTGATTTTCTTTGCCATGATTACATTCCTCCATTTAATTATTCTCGTAATAATACTTTTACATTTTCATATAGTTTCATCGTGTCTAAAATTTTATCTTTGTACTCTTCCCTAGAAATATGTAATTCTGATAAAATTTCACTTTCTGTATATCCGGCACACATAAGGTCTACAACCAATTGTTGACTATAAGATAATTTACTTTTATAAAGCTCTACTCTATCTGTGGTTGGATATAATTTATTCATTATTTCTCTCTCTAAATTATAATTAGAGGAAATAATCTCTTCCAAAATACAATCCTCTTCCGGATCAACTTTCATATGTATAGAAACATTCGGAATAATCATAGGGTTTCCCTTTTCATCTTTTATGATATTCCCACTAAAATCTCTTTTTAAATTGCATCTCTTAAATCGAAAATTATCTCTAAACCATGTCCCGGTTCTCCGTCTAAGATTCCCATAAAAATAAGTATTAAACTTACATTCTTTGGAATCATTATAGGAATTAATACTCTCAAGAAAAATATCAACAGCACGATCATAAAAGCTCTCCCAATGTTCTTTTGGAATGTTTCTGGCTTTTAAAATCTTGTCACAAATCTTTCGAAGTTTTCTCATATTGTTACCACAGTATTCATTTGCGATTTGATTCTTCCACTCCTCTTTATCCATTCCTCATTACCTCTTTTCTTAATCTTCTATTCCATCAAACGGATTATCTTCTTCTATGATTCTCATAGTAAAATGTCTCGTACTTAACATCTCAAAAGTTTTTTCAATATTTTTTAAATTAATTGATCCTTTTGTGTTTGTTATAACTGACTGAACTACAAGAAGCTCATCTTTTATTTTTCTACGTTTCTGCAAAACTTCTTTGACCTTTTTATATTCTTTATAGCCATCAGATCCACTCTTCCACTTTTCAAGTTCTATTTCGTGCATAGCGTTAGACAATTCTTTGTCTACGTTAGATAATTTTTTATGTAATTCACTTCTTCTTTTCCTGGCTTCACTAAATAGAACATCACATGATTTTGATAATTCCATCCATTTGACTACCTCTTTGCACGGTTCATAATCTTCACCATATAATACTGTTTTTTCACCTTTACAATCATCAGCTTTGTGATTGTTACATTCATTTTTTGTATCTTTTTTACTTCCTCCCGGAGAAACACATCTAATTTTAAAATGGAAGTTTTTTAGGACGCTTGGAAGGTTGTTTAATATATTTTCTGCCTTCTCTTTGCTAAAAGAATGTGCTTCTTTTTTACCACATGTGACAGGTCTTCCTTTTTCGTCTAAACATATGGAGATTTTGCCATTTGTAATTATGTATTCCACTCTTTCACCACCTTTAACATAATTCTAAAAGCAATATTCCCTCATTTTTATTCTTTTCACATAAAAAAGAGTGCAAAAATAACACCTTTCAACTAAACGTCAAAAGAATAAAATATTAACTTTTCCTTATTTAATTGTAAAATTTGGAAATTAATGGCAGAAATGCTTGACACTAAAAATTAAATATGTAAGAATACAAGTGTATAGCATTTATGCTATCGTTGTCTTAAGAGGATTTACTTAGGAGGTGCGCCAACACCTATGATCAAGTAGATCCTCTTTTTTACTGGTAAATTTTACAATATGAATAATATCACAAACATATGTTCTTGTCAACCTATTTCAGAACAGATGTTCGATTTTCTTTCTTGGTCATGCACTAATATTGTGCTCATAGTCCCTTTTGGTTTTATGTTTATTAAATCAATTTGCTTTGCTGAAAACACTCTCAATTGGTTTATAAAATCATCGTAGATTTTTGCAATTGTTTCTGCATGTTCAATTAATTCCTTGCATTCTTGAAATGTTTTTCTCTCAAAATTTACAACTTCATTTTCATTTTTTTCAAGATCCTGTTCTGCTACTAAAACCTTTTTACCTTTACAGTATTTAACTGCTTCCTCAATAGTCATTTCTACATATCTCATGCTACATCTTCTCCCCACATTAAATTCGCATTATATACTCTCTTAATTTCTCTTTTGTCATCAATAGAATCTAATTTTCCGAGGTATTTTATAATCCTAAGTTCAGATACTTGTCTTAAACATTCTCCTAAAACTATAGAATCTTTTACCAAACCCGTACCTCTTCCTCTTTTAATCAGAGTATGCGTAGGCTGGTTTGGATTTTTTAATTTTGTGCTACATGGCATAACTAATGTAGTTGCTGCAAAGTTATTCCCTATATCATTCTGAATTACAATAGCTGGTCGCTTTCCACCTTGCTCATGCCCAATTGGGTTATCACCGAAATCGACCATAACAATATCAAATTGTTTTACATTCATTACGCATCCTCCTTTCTTTGAATCTATGTAGTTCTCTCTTCCTTTGATGTTTTTATTATATCAGATATAAATTCGTAATGCAAGATATATCTTGTTTTATTCACTTAAAATTGTTCACAAAATCATCACTTATATATTGTTAAATTTATACAAAACTGATATAATCCAGTTATAACTTATAAAAGTGAGGTGTTTACATGCTATATTCAAATACACAGGATCTACTTACAGAGATTAGAAAAAAAATGTTAGACGAAAAAATAAATATCAAAGAACTTGCTAACAGAATGAATAAATCCCCTAGTGCCGTAAGTATGGCTTTAAAACAAAAAAATATTTCAATCGAATCACTAAATGACATCTGTCAAGCTATGAACTTGAATATAGATATAAACTTTATCAAAAAAGACGATACCAATTAAGTATCGTCTTACATATTATATATTCACTAATAATCTTTGACTTGCATCGACTGTTTTGCTCTTCTTGCAGCAATATCCCAACTCACTTCTACACCTGTGTCTATGCAATACCATAAATTATTTTTCTTATCTTCTTCTAACACAGTCCAGCACCACAATTTTGATTTGTCTGGATGTGGGCTAAGAATTATCCTTCTTTTGTTATTCATCTAAACCACTCTCGTTCCATTGTTTATATTCACCTAGTCTCCGTATATAATTATCAAATTCAGGAACAGTAAAATCCAATTCTGAATGCCTTATTGGGAATATAATGCCTTTGTTAATTAACTGCGCTCTTGTAGGTGAAATTGTTTTTACTTTTTTGCCCAAGTTTTTTGCTACATTTGAAATTGTACATGGAAGTTCACCACATTTTACCATTGCAAATATAAATCTTTTTTCTCCATCAGAACATCTTTCGTATCTAACTTTAAAAAATCCAACGTCCAATATTTTTAAAAAATCATTCATGCAATTTTCAATATGTGATTTTTGAATCGTTTTTTCATTTGTATTATTATATACAACCTGACAAAGCTGCTGTATAAAAAACGGGTATCCTTTTGTTACATCAACAATCTTGTCAATCGCATCTTTAGAATATTCAACAGAAAATTTTTTCGCTGGTTCTTCAATCGCCTTACATGACTGTTCATATGTTAATGAACCTATTTCTTTATATACAAATAGTCTTTCCGAATATGATTTTTCTTCAGACAACATTTTGTATATTTTAGGTAAACCTGCACCAACAATCATTACTGGATAACCAAGTTGATTTGTACGATGCAACGCTGCAATCAGCGATCCTAATTCTTTCTGTTTCATGTATTGAATCTCATCAATAAAAAAACATATAGGTATTTCTGTTTTATATGCTATTTCTCCGATATTTACAAACACTTCTGTCAAACTTTGTGTCAAACTATTTGATTTATACAGTTCTTTTTCTTGTAATGATAATGAAAATGTATTATCGTTTGCATCAAACGATACAACTAAAGATTTTATCGCATCTAATGGCTTTTGTATAAGATGCTTAAATTTTTCTTTTGCACTAACTTTTCTCAGAAATGCTTGTGAACAAGTAGCTATTTGAGAAATAAAATCATTTCTCTCTTCAACCTCAATATGTCTGCAAAATATATCTTTTTCTTCCGCAATACCTTGTAACTTATTAATAAGAACAGTTTTCCCAACTCCACGCAAACCGCTAAAAACAATAGATGGCGTTGGTATATTCATAGATAATGCATTAAACATTTCTTCTACACTCTCTATGTCTTCATCTCTTCCAGCAATATACATTGGCATCAATCCAGCTCCAGGTCTATATGGATTTATTTTGAACATAAAATCACCTCCCACCATATTATCACATGTATTTACGTCATAGTCAATATAATTACGTTAAATTACGTTCTCAAAAACGCTAGACTTTGTGCCGAAAAAATGAAAGTTAAATTTCAACTTTTATCTACTTGTGACAATCACCATTCCTGCTAACTGTTCTGCTTCTAAAATGTATGCCAAAGATTCTATTGTATTAATTTCTTCTTGTAAGTTTGTATATATTACCACAATACTAATTGGAAAATTCTCTGCACTAAGACTTGACATATTTTCATATACAAACTTACAGAATTCATCAACAGAATACTCATTAGAATCTACATGATAACTTTCCATTGTTGGAACCACATACTCATTGTATGAATATATTCTTAAATTATTGAACCTATTCTGTATTGCTTCGACAACAAGGCTTTTCCCAGCTTTACCAGTTAATTTTAACATCTAATCATCTCCTATCCGTCCATTACCATCATTAACAAACTTGTCTTTTCCAACCTCTTTTTTTGAGTTCTGAATAATAATCTGCTTTCTCCAGGCGCCTACATTTTTCATAAGAAATCATATCAATCGTTGGTTTATGAAAGCATTCTTTTTTCTTTACATCATTTTCAGATAACCATACTTGATGTGATCTGCACCAATATTTTGGGTTAATACATAATTTATTTCCTAATCCCATTCTAGGATGATTAGCATCTGCTATTTTATACTGCAATTACACTCCTCCAATAAAACCATTTTACTCTATGCTGCAATACCCAATACATTGAGGTACATCATATATATCTTTTCCAAACCTTTTAGTACATACATACCGCAGTTCTTTCCAGTTGATTCTTTCGTCTCTTCCAAAATCTTTTGTAACGCTTAAATCTTCTCTTTCAAAAATTTTATCCAAATAATTCCAATATTCTAAAAGATAATCGTACATCTGATCAATAGTGTCGAATTCCATTTCATCTTTCGTTGATTCACTCAACATGTCTTTATGCGGTCTATACTTAATCATGTATTTCACCTCCAAAATGAAACTTAGATCTTCTGCGGTGTCACAACAGATTATTCCACCCTGACTATCCATGCCGTCCATATCTATTATACATTTTTCACAATATACGTATGGACTATTACATTTAACCATAATCGTTACTCATTTCCTTATATAAAATCACCAACATCTATTTGTCCTGAATTATATTTTCTAATGCTTTCCTTAAATTCTTCTTGATGTTCTTCGAAGTATTTTCTTTGTTCTTCTATTGTTAAATTCCTACAATCCGGTTTAGATTTATAATGATTACAAAGTTTTTCTTTTAGACTATTATTAAAACAATACAATGTCATTGGTTCAAATCCAGTCGTAGTGTTATATTTTTCTTTATCTATAATCACAATTTCACCTCCAGTTTTCGGAATAAACCTATAGTTATCTATCACATTCACTGTTAATTACTTCATCGTTTATAATTACCTCTCCGTATTGTAACCGAGATCCTTTAACCAAACATTCCAAAGAACAATACAATCCATAATATCCAGTTCTTTTATATGCTTTATCTCCATGCCTGATTTCCCCATCACACCACGCACATGCCATGCGTTTTTGATCTTCGTCCATATACGCTCCTCTGAAATTAATCTTTTATTCTTTTCAAAATTTCTGTAACCTCTTTTACAGTTATATCATAGATCTTTGCAATCATTTTCTTATCTTTACACTTCTCAAACTCTTCTACAATATCTTTTTCTGTCCAGTTATATTCTACCGGAGTATTCATAAAATTTTCTGTCATACTGTTTTTACTCCAAAATCTATTTTTGTTCTTTCTACCATTCTACCATATTTTAAAGTTCAAGTACAGCATTCGCTATTGTTGACTCATCCATGTGTACATAATATCTTGCAGCGGTTTCAAGATTTTTATGCCTTAACTGCCTTTGCACAATCATAATGTTGTTAGTTCTATTATATAAATCTGTTCCAACCCAGTGTCTAAGCATATGTGGATATATTCTCCCGTCAGAATATCGTTCAAAAAAACTTGTTATTGCCCCTTTGCTCATTCTCTTGTTTTCGTTTGAAAGAAATAGTGCCTTATTAGTTATTTCTCGTTCTCTAATAAAAATATCTCTCATGGTCAAATATTCTTCAAGATATATTTTTGCACGTCTTGACATATATACTTTGTCATACATCTCTATATTTCCTTTTCCCAAAATCATCATGTATGGTCTATCTTCTTCATACAAGTGCAAATCTGAAATATCCATATTAATTAGTTCTTCTGATCGAATACCGCTTCCTTTTATTAATTGTACAATCGCAATATTTCTGATAACATTAAATTCATTTTTGTTTCCATCATTAACCCTTTTTAAGAATTCTTCCACTTCTTCATCTGTTGGAATTTCTACTTCTTTGAATTTTTTCTCTGACTTATACAAATTTTTAGGAATATACGCAATAACATTCTCATCTACACATTTGTTCTGTCTTAAATAATTCCAAAATGAACTAAATACATTTTTCTTAGTATTGATTGAGTCCAACGAATTAGCTCTGCCTGATATGCCATTCTTCAGCTCATTAAGATATTTGATTACATTATTGCTCGTGATTCCGTTCATATCCTCTTCTACTATATTAGAAATACTGTCCTTCTTGATACATCCATTTGAAAGCATCCAATTTAACATGTCTCTGATATAGATCCAGTTAATTTTTTTTGTGGCTGATGATTTATATCTGTCAAAAAAATCTGCGATAAACCCCGGAACATTTTTTAATTCCTCAGCTAATTTTTGTTCAATTTTTCTTTGCTTTTCAACTTTGTAACACATACCTATTATCTCCTCTATAATACACCAAATGCTTCTGCCAGATCCAATTTGTTACTCAAATACTCTAATGCATCCATTCTTTTGCCAAATTCTTCTGATTTTTCATTTTCAAAATGACTGATTTCCCATACCTCCCCATCATCAGTTCTGTAATATTCTTGTCTTGTCGGTTTATTGTTCCTCGTCAAGTAAGTAAAAACACTTGGATAAATCAGTCTCTCATGTTCTCCAATGGTCAAATCTTCTCTTTTTATTTTTCCCATAACTATCGCCCCCATTTCTGCATAAAAAATGACCAGAATATTATTCTCTGGTCTCTCAACTATAAACACTACAAAAGTCGCTATGAAGCCTCACACGACTAAAGTCGCGTACCTCCCATAAGTGTATCAAAAGATACACGTAGTTGCTTTAGGCGACAGGAGCTGCGTTTCTAATGTATGGCTTAAACTCAGATATCTTATTCTACGAGAGAATAAGCTCCGCATTTAAGTTAAATAAACTAGATAACGTGCAGGTGCTTCTCTTAGCTAACTGAGGAACTTTTGCCTCAATCGCCAACCTTACCTTCACAGGCAAGGATTTTAAAATCTCACGGATATAGTACCGTGCTCCAATATTGTATGATGCGTTTAAGTCACAGTTGTAGATTTTGCTGTTCTGGAATTTACAAACACTATAGGAAGAAAGATTTGCATTCTTTCCTCTAAGTGTAATGCCACTACCATCGAAGGCAAATTTACTGGTTCCGCAAGCACAGATGTGACTGACTCTCATTCCTAAACGGTGGGCTTTCTCTGTCACAATAGACTGCACATACTGACTTTTCCATAGATGGAGTTTCTGTTTTTTAGAGCCTCTCTTCTTGCCAGAAGTGTCTAGGTGCTCGAATACGATAACATCTGCATTATAAAGAACAGAAATATCCATAATAAAGATTGCTGTCTTTGTTACAATATGATCATTAATACCATTAACTCTTGCCCATAAGCGTGGCATTCTTCGATTTCCATGCTGCTGTGCTTTTTTGATTCGATTGACTGCATGAGTCAGAGAGTCGTATTCCTTTGTCAGGCGTAAGAAATGTCTGCCAAGGATCGCGCCATCTGATTTCATGACTGCAATAGTTGCACTGGAATTAATACCTAAATCTACAGCAAGGATTGTCTGCTCGTAAGGGGAAGTATTTTTTAAGGTAATGGATTCTTCAAATGGAAAATCCAAAAACCACTGACGTCCTCGCTTCTGTAACGTAGGAGCACACTGCTTGCGATTACTACAATGACGAGTGATATAATCCACATCCGATTTTCGAAGCTGAATATCGATCCAATCCCATGTATTGCGTACGTACACTTTAATCTTTGCAGTATACTCGCCGGTCTGCTCGTACATATTCTCTCGATACAGACATGGGTAAATAAGCCCAGCTTTAGGGAGGGATGATTTTCTTCCGCGAGTAGCTGGATTTTCATTGTCCCAATTTTCCAGGTTACTTTTGTAGGAAGAAACTTTACCAATTGCTTCGCTAATTACAGCTCTTCGCAAGTAACTAGGAAATTTATAAAACTTCTGATCGAAATTATAAATCGCAGTGTGATTTTTTGTTGAATGAATCATTCGTTCCACGAATTGCTGCTTCTGGTTATTTGTTTTTTCAAGGGATATCTCATCCCAATGCTGAAGGCATACTTGAATACAGTAATCTACAGCACTACGGTATATTACAACAGTCTGTTTTAATATGTGGTTATAATGTTTAATCTTGCAACTATAAGTGCTGTAAAGATTCATTAATCTGCCTCCTTTTTTAGATATATTTATTATAACAAATGGAACTCATATTTCTGTTTTTACAACTGAAATATGGAATAACCGCCTGACTCACGACTAAAGTCACGAGTGTGCGGCGGGAAATTATCAAGAAATCATGGCAATTCGATTCATCACCGGGACAGCATTAAACAAATGACATTCTTTTAGATAATACTGTACGACACCTTTCTGAAACACATAGAAATTTCCTTTTCTTCCCACATAACTAACATAGTCCTTCATGTGACTTGTTACTTGGACAAAATACATGTTCCCAACAATAAAATTCTTCATATAAATTCCTTCTTTCTGATATATTTTCATCTATATATTCTCTCTTGTAATATAAAAGAGACTAAGCAAATTAATACTTAGTCTCCAAAACACATTCTTTATAAAATTATTTTTTGTATTTATTCAGATTTTTTCTAAAAACATAATCTGATCTTTGCTCCGGTGTAAGTGTGTTCTTGTAATGTTCCTCCGGTAAATTAGCTACCCAATTAAGTCCTTTGCAAAGTAAAAAAATTGCTGCAATAAATAAAGCTGCTCCCATGATATAATTCCTCCTCTTTTCTTTTCATATTATCATACTTCTACAATTTTCTCAATTAACTTTTCCATATACTACACCACTCCTCATTAAATGAAGAATGCCGTAATATGTCCTTCCCAACTCTTTTGCGACTTCTTTATAGGTTTTATCCGCTTTTAAAAGTAATTTAACCTTTCTCAAATCTTCATCTGTCCACTTTTCTCTTGTGTTACTATATTCATAAGACATTTTTTCTTGACGCACCCATTCAGGTTCTAATGCCAATGTTCCACATTCATATTTAGACCAGTTTATTATATCTTTATGATTTTCTGTCCATTTCCAAAATTTCTTCAAGTCAATATCATAATGAATGACTCCATTTAGATCTATACTATCATGTGGCATATCAAATTTCTCAATCCATCTTAAAACCACAGATATATCAGTATTAAAGCATTTAGCTAACTGTTTTGCTGAAAATATGTCATAGAATTTGTTAAGACCTAATTTCGCTGCCTTTTTCTTTACAGAACACACTGATCTCTTTAGTCGTTTTGCTGTAATTTCCACCGGTTGATATAAGTACCTTGATTCCATGTATTTCTCTTCTCGTTCTGTCCACTTTCTTCTATTTGCAGTGATACTTCTATTGGAATTTATGCCAATCCTACCTGCCTTTGCTTGAACAGATTCATAACTTCTTTTGAGTTTTTCTGCAATATCTTTTACAGGATATTGTCCATAATGTTCTTTTAAATACTCTACTTCCTTTTCTGTCCATTCTCTTCTCAAAATTTCACCACCTTACACAATCTCTCTAGGGATATAATCCGCAAGATAATCCTTCTGTCTATCGCCAAAACGAAGTTTTAAATCTCCAACGCAATGAAATTTAATATTATTTTCTTCAAGAAAACCTTCAAAAATATCTCCAATAGATTCGCAGACGTCTTCACCTTCATTAAATTCTTTGGAAGCTTTCTTCGCAAACATTTCAACCTCTTGCTGTTTATCCAATGGAATCTGATATACTGAAGGTCTTACACCGTAGTATTCTTCATGTTCACAACTGTACGTTCCATCATAGTCTAATACAAATAATGTCCAAATCATAATACATAACTCCTTCCTTTTGAAAAAAAGATCCTGGATTTTTATTCCCCAGAATCTTCTTATTTATATGTAATATTTTATTGTTCTTTATATTCCCAATGTTTAATGTATTCCATTGCTTCATCAAAATACATCGGGTTCAAATCTTTATAACTACTACCGCAGTTATACAAAGACTTCATGCTATTCCAAAGGTTAACAAAATAACTCTTTGACTTCTTTTTGTATTCGATGGAATGCGCTCCATTCAATAGATAATTAATTCTGTCTTTTGCTGCTTTATACATTTGCTGTTGTTGTTTAGTAGAAAGAGTCATGTTATCAACAACTCGCTCCAACATAGAATTTTGCTCTCCAATCATTTCCTCCATGTTATTGATCTGTGCATATACAATCTTCATATTACAGTTCATATCAGACAACATAGCTTCCATCTTATTTTCTGATGGGGCAATATACCTTCCTGTCTTTCTGATTGACGGAAGAACTTCTGATGTCACCCAAATTCTAAATGGCTTTGCAATAGATTTTCTACTGCGTAATACCAAAGTATAAAATCCACTTTCGCTGATGATATTAGTATTACCACCCTGTAAGCCTAAGTTCAACTTAGTCTTTTCAAAATCTTCCAGACCATTCATAGCAATAGTTGGATTGCTATGTTCTAAAATTTTGCAAACATCCGCAGCCACAAACCACGGTTCTCCATCAAGAATAACTGTTCTAATAGTTCCAAAGTCATCATTTTGAAATAATTTCAATTCCGGCTTCTTTTCCATTACTTGATCCATAAATAATCATTTCCTTTCTTTAATTTCACACACCTCTACACAAAACAGCTTTTAGCGTGAGTCAGCTTGTCCTAGCATCGTTTCACCGTACCTATTCTGTAAAGGCTATTCAGTTTTCAATGTGCTTTACATAAGGAAATTTTTGATTGACTAAATCTAAAGAATTGGTATAATAGAAATTAGTCAAACACTATGTTTGGCGGTGCTGAGTAGCGGTTTTCATTGTTTGGTAGACGTTGGAGCCGCTATTCTTTTTTACTTATCCCGTTGAACAATTTTAAAACTTATCTTCTTTTCTATTTTGATTTCTCCATTTACAAAACCAGACATTAAAGCCTCTATTACTTCATTTTGCTTATATCCCTGATTTTTACATTCAATTTTAAAATCATTCTGAATTGATTCCTCAACAGGAGTTGCAAAAGTTTTTCTTGCCATTTGTTTATCTCCTTTACAATTACTATTATACCGTATTTTACTAATTTGTCAATTAGTTTTAAACTATTTTTTAAAAATTTATGAGTTATTTTCTATCTTTCCACAACTCTATCAGCATAACGATCAAAGAAGTCCTTTATGACATATCTATCAAGCTGCCAAAATTTCTTTTTTACTCTGTTGAATGTTTCTTCCGTCATTAGATATAGCTTGTCTGTTATCTTCTGATTTCGTAAAGCAATCAGACAATTTCCATATTTTCCTAAGTATCTCGGGTATCCGTTATGGTCTAATTCTTCTTTGTTGCCAACACTGCAAGTACATAATTTCCCGCTCTTACTGTTTATGTAAAAAATATATGATATGTCTTTCAATTCGTCATACATATCATCACACCTCCTTTTTCACATTAAAATAGCACCCAAAGATATGTTCTCTGAATGCTTTTAGATCATTTTATTTTCTTATCTGTTGAAATGCGACTTTTATCTGTTATTTATCAATTCCATTCTTCTTTTATACATTTCCAAACTAATGTTTCCAGCACATTTTTCACATAAGTCTAAACCTAAATTCTGACAATTAATATCTGTAAAAGGTTCTCCATAATTTAATTTGCCCATGCGATAATATTCTCTCTCGATACCAAACACGTCTTTCTTCTTCGCTTTTGGAATTTCTTCTCCACAGCAATCACAAATTATTTTTTCTACTTTCACGCTTAATCTCCTTTCTTGAAATGTAACTTTCTTCTATCAAAACTATCATATAGCTATTCCATATTCTTATACCTCTTCCGGATAATAATCATACCAATCAAAAGTATTGTTTACTTCATCTGGTATATCATCCATAGAAGAATGGCTTCCTACAAGTTCAACTGTATATCCCTGTTCTTCTATCAAACCATACGCTTCGTCAATTTCTTCTCCATCTACTTCTTTCCGACAATTCAAACGCAACTGCTCTTCAATCAATCCATCCGTAGCATTTGTTTTAATAATTTCAAATTCGCCTAGCATTCCTGATGTGAGACAAATCAGCCTATTGTTAGTCTTCTTCATAGTGATTATCCTTTCTTCCTAAGAAATACGAGTTTCATTTACATTTCTTCTGCTTCAACGACAATATTTACATATTCTCCAATATGATCGCAAAGGATACTTATTAAGTTATGTCCTCCAATAGTACATTTCTCTATATCATACCCTGTAATAGTAAACTCGCTATATCCTATCAAATTCGTTTCTAAATTAAATCTTCCTTCAAATACTTCTTTTCCCTCGTGATTTTTTAAAAAGCCTCTTACTTCAAGTTTCATAAGCAAAGCTATTTCCGCTTCATCAAGGTCGCATTCTTTGTCTGTGAAATACATTCTGATGTTACAATTTTCAATAAATGCTTTCTTTCCACCAAGCCCTTTATTATGATGTTTTGCAAAACCTACATCATCGGCAAAATCATACATAAAATCAGAAAAATCATAGCTGCCAACATCAATTCCACCACTATAATTATTTGTTATCGTTCCATTTATATGTCGTTCCATAATCTTCACCAATCTTTACACAATCAACTCAATCATATACTTTTCAAATTCTTCTATCATTTCAAATGCTGCTCTAAAACAAATTACACCCAATGCATCATCACATTCTTTTGTATCAGCATCTATTCCATAAATAAAACACCACGATGTGAATAATGCTCTCAGCTGTTCTCTTCTTTTCAGATCTTCCCAATCTGTATCCATTGCAAAATCAATTATGTAATTTAAAAATTCTTCTTTAATCATATCAACTTCCTCTATTCCATAAAGTTTCCTTCTATTATAGATAAATTCTCTTAATAAGTTTTCCGTCTGAAATTCTTTGATAAAACCATGCTCCATCAAAATAAATCATTTTATAAATTATTTCTCCCTTATTTATCCCTTCATTCAATCAAATTCCCACTTTATTCTACAAAGTATTAGAATCATACATTCTGTACATCGCACCATGTTTTAAAAACATTCCGATATTTTCAATTTCTCTTATAGTTAATTCCTCTCCTTTGTGTCTATCGTCAAGATATACAAAACGCCTCCTTATGATCTCTGTTGACGGTAATGTAGTTTTCATAGTTATGACTCTTATTCCAATTTTTAGCTGCTTCAGAATATTTTCAGCTCCACCATACACAAAATAATTCTGTATTTTCTCTGTTGCATTATCTAAATGAGAATCAGTTAGTGCAACTCCATAAAATAATTTATCTGTCATTTCTCTATATTCAAAATAATTACATGTCATATTATTTCACCCCCATTTTCCTGTCATAAAATCCTGATTTCAATTACTCAAAATCATCATCTACAATTTGTGCATCATCGAAATCTGACCAGTCAAAATCTCCGTCATCCATATCATTTATTAATTCAATTGCTTCACTTTCTGTATCAGCTTCTAAAACTGCATAACCATATTTAACTACCATAATTCTCATTTTTGCCATAATCATTTCCTCCTATAATCCCATCAAATCTTTTGCAACACTAACACCATAAGTTTCTTCAAACCATGTCCAAATTTCCTCTCGGTGAGTTCCTGTTACGAATCCGTTCCATTCCTTCTCAATACATTCTGTTTCTGGGTTCATAGGTACATCTCCAAATTCTAACCACAGATTCTTGATATATTCTGCACGTCTATATTCAAAGCTATCGTTCAGACCACGATTAACAATACATACTAAATCATCATCTGTGATTAAGAATTTCCGTTCTGTACAATAGTCCATTATCGCGTTGTATTCCTTGTTACAAAATTCTGTATCATCTTCAATATGATCAATTTTCAATTCTTTCAAATATTCTCTTAATGACATAATATTTTCCTTTCTGACCTAAAACGTTTCATTGCCTGTAATTACAAGTAGTACATTATACAATACTCTGAAATAGTCATTGTTATATTTATTTTCCGCTACTGCCTTTAAGTAATATAAAGCAGCTTTTAATTCTTCCTTCAGATCTTCCGGCATGTCTAAATTAGATAGTTCAATCAACTGATCTGCAATATCTTCAATGTTATAATAAGAATTCTCTCTATACTGTTTTAATTCTTCCATAATTTTTCCTCGTTCTGTTCTCCCAATGAATCAATCCATTTATAAAAAGCACTTTCAAAAATATCAAAATCAGAAAGAAATTTTTCTAAATGATTGATTTCTACGTCGTATCTTATAACTCCGTTTGTTTCATGTTGCAAAAATACTTCTTCTCCATTTGTGTAAAAATCCCATACTCCACAAAATCCACCGTTGTATATTCCTATATAATCGCACAATCCTTTTCCATGACCCATAAATCCAACATGATGATTAATACCATCTGCATAAAAATTATGATCTCTATATCCCGTTCCATACCCATATTTCCCTGTATTATTAGGAAGTTTTATTCCATTTTTAGCGCATTCGTTTGCAAGCGTAATTAAGTCATGGATCCTTTCTTCAAGTGAAGAAATTTTATTGAGCAGCTCTTCTCTTCTTAAGTTAATTCTTTTTTCCTTTTCTATTTTCGCTGTATTGTCCTGTTCAGCTCTGTTCTTTATAATTGCAATTCTATCTTTTAATTCCATAATCGTTCCATCCTCCTTACAAAATCGTGCTTTCGTCTGTTCTTTAAATTTTTTCTACTTCTTTAAAATCATTGTCTTTTAAGTATTTTATATAATCTACAATATCTGACTTTCTTTTAACTTCTATATCCTCCGCTTTATAATATCCATAAAAGGGATCGACAAACTGCTTATAAACTTTATTTTCCATATCAATAATAAGATTATAGTTATTTGCCGCTCCTCCTGTTTTCCTCCAATTATTATCAATCCAAAATAAATGAATTTTCATATCTACACCTCTTCTTCCAGAATCCCTACTACACTACAAGGCTGACTTGCATTACTATGGTATTTCCCACCTGTAAAATAGGCGTAGCAATCATTCAAAACAACACCTTTTTCATAACCGTTTAGATCATTGATACTGATTTTATTTCCCTCATAGTCTGTTAATTCGTATCTATCTGGTTGGTTTCCGTTTCCATATAATGTGTAAATCGATTTAAAACTCTTTACAGAATTTAGAATTTCTTCTTTTATATCATTCGGTACATTTTCTTTTTCAAGTTCTTTTTTGAAATATTCTTTATCATCAATTTTAAATGTTACTTTTCTCATTCCGATCACAACTCCTTTTTAACAATAACAATGAATCACTTGAATTTTCTTTGACAACTCTTCATAAAAAGCATTTTCTTTTTCGTGTTTCTCTTTTTCAGTGTTATCAACGAAACCATACTTTTTATAAAAATCCGATGATCTCATATTTCTAAATACAATGATTTCTCCATCTTGAATCAGAACATTATTCATATTTACAATTCTATTTCCCCAGAGATTCAATTCTTTTAATCTTTTAAAATAATCTATCTGTTTGTTAGGTTGAATATCTTTGAATTTAGTTATATTTTTGACTATCCCTTTTGTTTTTCCAGTTTCTTTATTTTTAATCGTAATACTTGTTTTCCCGATTTTAATTTCTTCATTCTCACAATCAATAATATTTGCCACAACTAATTCCTCCGCTTGAAATTATCTTTTCATCCACGATAAACTTGTCTAACTTTATTCATTTGCAATACTATCCAAAGTTTCAACGATATTTTCCATATCTGTATCTGTTAAATTTCCAACAGCATATAAAATGTCAATCAATTTTCCGTAAGCAATAATTCCGCTGTCCGTAAAAGGTTGCTTATGCCCTTCATTATCTTTTTCTAATTCTTCAAGGAACGGTTCTTCGCTTCCTAGTAATTGTAAAATTTCCTCTAATGTCATTCTTATTTCCCTCCCGATAAAATCATTCTTTAATCCATTTATTTCTGTGATAGTTCCCCCATACTTTTCTATACTCCCATTCTGTAAGTATAGAAACTCCGCCTTTTGTTCTTACGATATAAAAATCTTTTCCATCTGATTCAAATTTGCTAATAAATTTAAACATCTATTCATTCTCCTGTTCTTGACATTATGACGGACTAGACATAGTCTAGTCCTGATTGTCGAATTTCTTTTACATTATTTAACAGATACACAGATTGAAGAATCTAAAGAACAAAACGGACGAACCCCATGACCACCCCAGCCGCAATCGCCGTAATACACGTCCCCAAGGCCGTAAACAAACTGAACATAGGAAGATGAACAACCTTCATTTGTGCTGTCGGGTGTATCTAACCAAAATGAGTTCTTGTTTTCTTCTCTAAACATACCGTTTCTTCTAGCTTTTCTATAATCGTCAAAAGTCCCTAAATGCACTTTACATTCGCATTTTTCATAAGTATTAAGTCCATCCATTGATAATAAATCAACAGTATCAACTAATACACTTTCTTTTCCAAAACCTTTATAAATATCATTTAAGATATTTCCGTTTTCATCATTTAGAATATTCTTGATTTCAGAACTTCCGAAGTCGTTTGATTTTTCATCGAATCTATAAGTTCCTTCAATAAGTTCTCTTCTCCAAACTTTTGTTTTCCAGTTCTTAACGTCTTGTTCTACCACATACCATTCATTCCCGATATTATCCACAATAATATCGCCAATTTTACACTCATAAAGCTGTTTTGATTGTCTTATTCTTAAAGACTTTCTTAATTCTTCCGTCAATTCAATCACTAAATTATTTCCTTCCACTCTTACACTTGTTTTGTTTACTTCGATATTCATTACATTACCTCCAATTAAATTTCTTGCTTTCTTATTCTCTTAATAGATTCCAATGTGTTTCTAAAATCAGCCGATACCCTTTGACAAGTATCAGCCGTAAAATATGTAATATAGGCTATGCTGTTCTTGACGTTCTTCTAGTAGTGCGTTTCTTTCCAATAGTTGGGATATTGATATTCTTTTCAATCACACTAGAAAGAAAATCAAACAATGTATCTTGCCATTTATCAGAAATATTAGTGTTGAAATATGTACTTCCTTTGCAATTATTAATCAATATTTCCTCCAGTCTATCTTCTTTCCCTGCATAGTAAGCATATAACTTATTGAATACTCTGATTACTTTTGCGCTGTATGCTTTCCCTTCATGGATAGATTTTCCTGCATTCCATTGTAATTTTCCTAAAATCTGAAGGATTCTATCTAATAACTCCGGGTTGCTTCTTGCAAGTCTTAAGCCGTCTGAAATGGATGTCAAAAGTCCTACTGGATTCTTGATTGATTTCTGATCACCCTTAATCGCAACGTGATTCTTGTCACAAATTTCTTTTAATCTAATATATTCTGGTCTGCCCGCTTCAATAGCTGCGCCATAGGAATCTTGCAATGTCATTCTTCCTCTGTCTTTTCCCTGGTCAAGAAATAAGTTGATCGCTCTTTCTTCCGTAATTCCGACCAAAACCTCAACTTGAATCATTCTCATATCTGCCATAGCAGCACCATACAATCTATGCATTCCGTCAATCACGATGAATAGACCATCTTTATATACTACTTTCGGCAGTTCCCACTTATAAGGATCATAATTCTTTCCAATGTCTTCGGCTCTTCTTACGTTCAACATTCTTTGCCATTCCGGGACATGTACTAAAATAGGATTGACTGAAATGATTGTCTTATCTCCATTTCCGCGCTTTGCTTTTGCTTCTTCCACTTTATCCTCGTTGATTTTGATTTCCGTAACAGTTTCATAGCCTCTCAATGTTCTGAGTGCTGTCAATTTTTCTTCTACTTCCTTCGCTGTCAAATATGCTCTTTTCATCTTTTATTCTCCTTTACTTTCTTTTTAATGCCTATTTATAAGCACTATAAAAGACATCAGTATAACAACTAATGTCTTCTAACTGTTTACAAATATTCAAATAAATAGATGAGGGAATCTTGCAAGTAGAATCCCAGTCACACCTAAAACAATATGACCTCCAACATCCACTGGATCATTAGAAAATAATTTTCCAACAAAAAACATGCTAAAGATCACAATGATTCCACATAATCTGATTATCAGTTCTTTCAATTTCTGCTTTGCTTTCTGTCGTTTCCGCTCTTCTCTTTTCTTGAGCTGTCGAGAGATAATTTCTTTAGTCTGTTCTGTGCTGTAATATTCTTCTTTGTGTAAAATCTTTCCCTTGTACATTGTTGTTACTTCCATTCTTCGATTCTCCTTTTATAAATGCTTAATATTTCCTACTATTCCCCAACTAGATATTGCTTCTGTCGTATTCAATTTATTCAGTGGCAGCCGTTCAATGTTTCCATTTCCGGCATTATATGTATATCTGTATTTCCGTGTATCAATAATTGATTCACCGACAACACGTCTTAAAAATCTATTTGTCATAGTTTAGACCTCCTTATTCAAATGCTTCTTCTTTGCAATTTAACTTAACATCTGTTAAAACATAGTTCCAACTTGTTCCAAAGTGTGTGATTCCCCAAACGTACATATCGAGAGTTTCGTTATAAAACAGTGGATCATTTGTATATTGTTTAATCATTTCCGCTCCCTGGTCAGATACAATAAAATATTGAAAAATATCTTGATTATATGACCGTGCTTGCTCTTCATCAAGCTCTTCAATTTGTTCTTGAATAGAATCAATTTCTTCTTGCAGCATTTGTGTTTCTTCTATTTCTTCATCTGTCAAAAATTCCAAACGATTTTCAATATCAGTGATTTCTTCTTTTAATGCTTCGACTTCTTTAGAATTATCAATGATTCCATTTTCTTGCTCCCAAAATCCGACCTCACAAGTATTTTCCATAATACTATTATTCAGCACAGCATCAAATGCTCTTGAAAATGTTGCATAGTCAAGATAGCCTTGCTCTTTTGCATAGTCGCTTGTTTCATTTCCACAAAATGTTGTTCCGTATAATTTGTTTCTCTTCATAATTTCCACCTTTTTAACCTTTCTTTTATATATCTACTTTCTTATTCTCTTCTAGTTTCGCTCTTGCTCGTCAGTATCGGACTTTTACCGATAGACTAGAACATCATACAGCACAGCCTGTTTACGGTTTATTCCCTTAATTCACTTGCTGATTTTCCGCTTATAGAAGTTCTGTACCTAAACAGTGTTGGCTACTCGTATAAGCGCGCTGTATTTGATTTACAATGTAAAATTATCAAGGTGCTATGCGATTAACAAAGAAATCTTTGTTGTCGTTGTTGTTACTATATCACAAAGATTTCTTTGTGTCAATATATTTATTTGTAATTTACAAAGATTTATTTGTTATTCTAGGTATCAAAAAAGAACTATACATAGTCCTGTACAGTCCTTTCTATTCAATCCTATTTCCATTGTGAAAATAAAATCCGCTTTTCCATTCCGCACCCACAATACTAGCCATTTTTTCAAGTTCTTCTTGCGTGAATTTCCCCACTTTTAAACGACTAGAAAATGTTTGTTGACTCATTCCCATGCGTTTCGCAAATTCTGTCTGTGTCATTCCTGCCATAGTATATGCAGATTCAATTTTTTGTTTTAGAGTTATTTCCTACACCTCCCTAGTCTATATTAAATAATTCGTCAAAAGTGATCTTAATATGCGGAAAATGTACAATATATAATTCGCTCTTGTTCTCTTCCGTCACTGTATTAAGTAAGTAATATTCTGGATTTCCTTCGCTGTCATAGTCAAGCGTATATATTTCTACTTGTCTTTTTCTCCAGTCTACAATCCAGTATTCATCAATTTCCTGTTGTCTGTATAATTCCATCTTTTCCGTACGGTCATATTTTTCCGTAGATGAAGAAAGAACCTCCATGACAAAACGTGGAATATCGAAAAACGAATTCCCTTTTTTAGCATGTACACGACAATTTATAGAGGCATCAGGAATAACAATTTTTTCCTCGTCCCCTATAGTCCATTTATATTGAACATTGTCCGGATATACACGACAGATATTTCCTTTTAACTGACTGTATACAGTAGCAACAAAATTTGTGATAATTTCCGAGTGCTCAATATATGCACCTGACATATCTGTTATAATTGCGTTACTCATAAGATCACTTCCTTCCTTTCCTTATTATAAAGTATTTTTCAATACATCGCAAGTTTTTCTTACAGTGTTGGAATATATCTAGTACATATTATTTTCTCATTTTATCCGTGCAAGATTAATCCGCTTTTCAACATGTCAAAAAACCATTCCTTGAAGTCATGGTATTCTGTTTTATCTACAATATCACGATAAACTTCTTTTATCTGATCCTCTGTAAATGTTTTATCCATTACTTCTGGGAGTGATTCCCGGTTATCTTCGGAAAAATAATATTTGTTTACCATTGTCTTAATCTCCTTTGCTTATTTGATTATTTATTCGCTGTTACAAAAAAATTGCTTGTCAGAGTCATGAACTCATGCCGGGCTGGCTGACCGTATACCGATAACAAGCAAGTTGTATAATCTCAAACTAACTTTTCACTTATGCTTTCATTTTGTTCAAATACATTTCTTTTGTCTTCTGTCTACCTATTGGTAATCTTTCTAGCCTTGACCAGTCTTTGCATTATTAGAATTCAAATTCAAACTAGAGGTTAAAAGGTTTTTTGATTTTTACAATAATGATTTTGTATAATCTGTTTTAACTTGGAGATATACAAGCTCCAAATGCCATCACAATTATAAGGCATTGCTGATCTTGAGCCTTTCGGAAGTATTAGCCGTTCCGTTGCTATTGCAATTCCCTTTGGAATTAAGTTATATTAGTTTTTTATTGTTTAGCCAGTATCGCCCAATATATTCGGATACTGCTTTATTATTTTATCCATTTCTTTCCAATATAGGATTTTAAGCGTTTAATAATCCGCTGTTGCTTTTCTGGTTTTTCAGAAGGTATGTAACTACCCTAACCGTTTTTCAGTGTGGCTAACACTCACGACTTGCTAACAAGATCAAGTTTACCCCTATTCTACAATAATCATTAATGAATGATTTTTTTCAGAACTATCAATCGTAAAATGATACGGCTTTCCGCTTACATGAGTGGCGTTGATAGATTTACCCTATTGCTTTTTACTATACGCTTTACTTGCTAGTAGTATCTAAAAATTATCAATGTACTGTATCAACAAGTTTTATTATGTATATTTGTTATGTATCTCTTGTTGATAGTTGTATTATAATATAGGTGCTCCTATTTGTAAATAGGTTTACCTATTATTTTTTTCATTTTGTATATTAGTAACAATTCACAACGGTTTATAGGTGCTCCTATTTATATATTTGTAACAATGCACGATAGATATATTTGACTATAAAATGATAAAATGATACTATATACTACTTCAAAGAAGGAGATGAAAAAAATGGCATATAGCGCAGAATCGCAAAAAAAATATAATAATAAATGTAATTTTGTAAGATTAAAATACACTGAAAAAGAAAGTGATGAATATAATAGATTGATAAATTATGTAGAAAATAATGACTTAAAAATTAGTCATTATCTAAAAGAATTAATAAAAAAAGATCTTAATGAAAAAGGTGTATCGTATAATGATTGATAATAAAATAGTTGAAATATTAGAAAAGTATCATAATGAAGTAGCTGAAGAAATATCAAATATAAATTTGGCAATAAGAAAAATACGAGGAGAATTAAAACTTGTTAGCGATTGTCTGATTGGAGAATTGTTGTCTTATAGTAAAAATACTGGAATTGAAAACAAAGAAAAAGAATTAGAATTATTAAGAGATAGTCAGACAATAAGAGAATATATAAAATCGTTTGATATACTCGATTTTAGGGACAATTATTATGATGAAGATACAGAAAATCAGGAACTAGAAAAAGCTAATTCCATATTAAATTTACATGATATTATTGTATTAAACAATACTTTGAATTGTGATATAAAGCATAAAACACATGATTTGAGCGTTGGATTGCCTGTCCTTGATGAAAGCGGAGATGTAAATATTATATATGTACTCGCTTCATATTGTGAAGATTGTAACAGATATACTATAACAAAAGAAGTCTTTAACACTATTAACGGCGTTATATTATGTGAAGTGATTAATAAAATAGGAATTACGGCAGAAAATAAAGAAGATGTTGAAATAGAACTTTCACAGCGTGAATCTATATTATATAGGTACGGATATAATGTTAAAACATCAGAAAATTTATCAACTAAACAACGGCATATTATTATAGCTTCTCTTGTAGAATCTGGAATAATGACACGCACTCAGATTATAGATCATTTAACCAGTCTAATTAATCGAGGAGAAAAGATAGAAAGCTGGAAGCGTGCCGTTGATAAATGGAAACAAGACAGATATTATACGCAAGATTATAAAACTGAAAATTTACCTAGTGTAATCGCTAATAAAATCCTATTAGGATACAAAGAAAGTATGTAGGTACACCTTTATGATACGACTCTTTAGACGGCAACGCATTACTACTATTATATAGATAGTATGTCATTTACTTTTATTATAATGCAACTTGTGATATAATTACTTATATAATGATAGTAAAGGAATAATATAATAATGTTTATATATAAAATAGATATATTAGACACACTCAAAGAAAAAGGATATAATACAAATAGGTTAAGAAAAGAAAAGCTACTAGGAGAAAATGCAATACAATCAATACGGAATAATAAAATAGTCGGAATGAGTGCGCTTGAAAAGATATGCGGTTTATTAGACTGTCAGCCAGGTGATTTGATTGAGTATATAAAAGAATAGAATTACTTTAAAAATAATGTAATTTGCATTGACTTTACATTATAGATAATGTAATATGATTATAGTTAGTAATTGACAAGTGCTGACAGAAAGAAATGGAGGTAAATTATATGAGTGAAAAGGAACAGGCAAAACAGATCATTGACAAATTACCTGAATACAAAATAAAAAATATTTTGTTGTTTTTGCAAGGGATTGCATTTGATGACGAGATGGAAGACGATTTATTTTGTGAAAGAATGATTGAAAATTACGAAAATGCGCCAGAAGAAGACAAAGAAGATATACCTTTTGAAGAGTGTTTAAAAGAATGGGGACTTGATCAAAATGTATAGAATTATTATCAAAAAGAAAGCGAAGAAATTTATTGACAAGTTACCCAAAAACGAGAGAAAAAGAATTGCATTGGAAATTGAACAACTGCCAAACGGCGAAGACATTAAGAGATTAAAAGGCGAAAATAATAAAGGGTTGTTTCGTTTGCGTGTAGGTGACTATAGAATTATTTATAGTGTAGATAATGGAGAGCTGATTGTATATGTAATTGACGCAGGTAATCGAGGGGAAATATATAAAAGATATTAAGGGCGGATTTGTTACCGCTCTTTTTATTTTTATAGTATAGTTAGTAATATATTACTTATGTTAGTTGTGTATATGGTATATAGGTATGATATACTGGTATATAGATAGTGATCGTGTATTGTGTTATATGTTATAGTGTGTGTATAACTATGCAAGTAGTATGTATATTAATAGTGTGTATTGCTATTAATAACTGATTAATGACAGGCAGTGCAAGTTGTAAGCTTTAATATGATTAGATCTGTATAATTTGTTTGGCTGCCAGTGTAGATTTTTAAAAATAGGAATGATTACTAATATTGAATGCAGTGGGATTTACTGGAGGAAATGGTGTAGGAAGGAGAGCAGAGTGGAGCAGAAAGATCTAATGTAAATTATTTTGATTAAATTGTAAATAATTTTGTATGTAGTTTTTAAAACTACGTATTGCAGTGTGTGATATTATATTTTATAGTATTGGAATATACTTATCGTGATATATATGTATGTGTATAGTAGTTTAGTTATCTATATAGTGTGGGTAACTTTTTTTTGCTATAGCGAACAGTACATTAAAAAACGAAATAACATAAGACCAGCATAATAAAAATACATTCATAATACCGCCAAAACCCCGCCCAGGCCTAAAACTCCTATATCAATAATTTTAGCCATTTTAATGATACGCAAAAAGTCCCTAAAATAGCATAATACTATACTATTACACTATTATTCAGACCGAGGGTATTTTACATTTTTACAATATATCAGTGCTGCCAAATACTGAGAATGTGTTCCATCCACACGCCATGACCAGATTTTCGATCTCAAATCAACCATTTTTCGTTCGGTGATGACTTCGACAGCCCCTTTATTTATCGCATTTTTCACACCCCATCTATACCAAAATCATCAATTTTACCCGGATTTCTTCCATAATATCCCATAAATACAACCTTTTCTCGAAAACACCATAAAATCCAGAATTCCACCACCCTCTCACTCACAAATTTCACATCTTAGAATCTCAAAAAATATTCTTACATACAACATATTTTGACTTACGAATACTCCTCTCCACCGAAGTCCGTTTTTCAATACCCAAATTTTTTACTAAAACATTCGAGAAACACCGTAGTCTATAATCTATCCTATCGTTGCGCCTGAACTTTTTACATAAAATTTCGCATCAAAAAAGACCAATCCTGAGACTGATCTTTAAAAATTCATACTTAATTCCTTAAAAATAGTAAGCGCATAGTTTCGGGGTGTCCCCAAAACATACTTCCAGAATCCCATTGCTAGGATTCCGGAAGGCTAACTTTTTACTCTATTTAATGCTACATTGCTCCTGCACATCTATGCTCCAAGGAGCTAGATGATCCAGCTCTTCGTCTGTCATATTCTCATTAGGACGATGCTCTAGCAGAAACTTTAAATATTCATACAGATTTAAATCGTATGCTTTTGCCATCTCAACAATTGTAAGATACATCGCATTTGCAGTTGCTCCATCTGGACTATCTGAAAACAACCAGTTTTTTCGACCTACAGTTACTGGACGAATACTGTTTTCACTGAGATTATTGCTAAGACTACAGCGCCCATCTTCAAGATAGGTCATAAGGTAATTCTCTCGATTCAGGATATACGTTTTTGCTTTTTTGAGCTTACCATTACTTCCGGGATCTAACTGTTTTGCCCACAACAAAAAACCCTCAATCACCGGTTTCTGATCTTTGAGGCGACGATTTTGGATCTGTTTAAAGCTTAGGTTCTTTTCTTTGTATGTACGTTCATACTCGAAAAGTTTATCGCAGTAAAGCACTCCCTGAACAGCAGGATTAGTATAATCCTTGTCATGTCCCTTAGGGATTGCTTCTAACAGGTATCTACGAATGTGTGCCCAACAGGTACAGCGGTTCACATTCTTAACCTTGTTGTATCCTTGGAATCCATCTGCCATCAGATAGAATCCAGGTTCTACTCCTCTCAAGAATTCTTCTGCGTTAGTTCCAGCTCTTGTAGGAGTATAGTTATAGAGAACGATAGGATTTAATCCATCTTCTCCGGTTCGGATCAGCCAGAAATAAGATTTCGACTGAGCCTTTCGTCCGTTTTCCTTCAATACTTGAACGGGTGTTTCATCCATCATTAAGAACTTACGCTTTAATAGTTCACGATGGAAATAATCGTACATAGGTTGTATGTACATCTGACTGGATTGAATAATCCAACTCGCCATGGAAGTTCTTCCAATAGGTGCTGCCTGTTGAAGAAAGTCCTTTTCCTGACGATATAAAGGAACATACATCCCATATTTACGATACAAAATATAAGCAAGCAACGACTCCGATACATAACTGTGCGGAATCAATGCTGGTTTTCCATTATCTTTGATGAACTGAGGTTCTTCTGTCTCTTTACATTTAGGACAGGCATACGTTACTGCAAGATATTCTATATGTTCCAGTTTTGGTGGTGTATACACAATCTCGCTTCGGATTTTTTCGGTTCCGATAGCTAGCATTTCACTTCCACATTCTGGGCATATCTTATCTTTATCAGTTAATGCATCTGCAAGAACCTGGCGTGTAGGAATGTCTTTGAACTGCTCTTCCAAAGAGGGTTTCTTCTTGCGAGTATGTTTTTGGATTTCAATGATTTCTGGTTCGATAAGTTCTATTGGTTTATCGAATTCATCCATTTCATCGAATAAAGACAGTTGACCTTCGAAGTCGTCTATACGGCGTTCACTTGAAGTACCAAACATTTTTTGGCGAAACCATGCTAATTCAGCTTTAAGATTATCGTTCTCTTTTTGCTGGCGATTGATTGTTTCGTTCAGCATTTTGATCGTTGTATTCAGTTGTGAGATCATATCTTTCAGCTCTAAAAGCTGGACTTCTGAACTACTCTTTGCCATGGTTTTGCTCCTTGTTTTGATATAAATATTATACCACAAAAACAGGTGCAAAGCCAGTAAATACGAGGGGTTCAGCTGGTTCGAAGTGCTTTTGGCTGTTCGATTTCGAGGCCTGACATCAGCCAATCAAATTGCTGCCATGTAATACTTTTAACCTCTGATTTATTACGAGGCCACCGGTATTTTCCTTGCACAACATCGAGCCTTTTGTAGAGAAGAACGTAGCCATCTGGTTCGTGAAATAGGACTTTGATACGATCACAACGTTTTCCACAAAACAAATATACAGAGTGACCTGGAGGCTCTGAGGTAATCTGATCATATACGATAGCACATAATCCATCGATTGATTTTCTCATGTCAGTGTAGCCAGTCACAATAAAGATATTTGTTGCAACTGAAATATCACCAAGCATGATTCATCCCTCCGATACAACGTAGAGTGTTTTGAATCAAATTCTCGTCGGCTCCATTAAAAAGTCGAAGCGTGATATTTCCAATCTGAAGTTCTGCAGCCAGATAACCTTCTCTAGGTTGAGTTTGAAGGCTAACATTTTGCTCTACTTCGGAAACTGAATCGATCAAATCAACTTTGACAACCTCTTGAATTTCAGGTTTCATTTCAGAGTTCTTTTGAGTATCTGGTAATGTATATCCACTTTTCTTGAGTTTACTGACCCAATTGTAGAATGTACCAGGATGAATACCATTCTGTTCACACCATTGGTAATCGGATAAGCCGCTTTGGCGGCATTCCATGATAAGTTTTATTTGGTCTTCTTTACAAACACGTTTATTCATAATGATAGGTCTCCTTTTGTAATAGAGTGAAATGCTAGCGTTGTAGCATTTCCTACCAATCATTATAGAATTAATACATGGTGGATGCCATCCACCCTAAAATTAGGCGCTTACTAAAAATAAATTTCATATCTACCTACGAAAACATTTCTTCTTGGAATAAGCCACACTCAATTTCACAAATATTACCTATCGGAATAATTACACCATCTTCAAATATAACACAACCTTTAAACTCATCTATTTTCTTGATAATACCTTGCTTTTCCAAATACCTTCCTCCAGACTTCTTTAAATCTTCCTGGAAATAAGTAATCTTAACTTCTACTCTCTCACTCAAATTCTTCTTCAGAATGCATAACCTTTCATTCAAATTATCCAAAATATACTCATCTAAGTCAACTTTCTGATCAGTAATTCGGGCAGTTTCCTTAACTAAATCATCGTATCCTGTCAGTGCAGCAAATGGTGAAAATTGTGCAGCTCTGTCATGCATACTCATTTGCGGATACTTCTTAGAAACAAAACGTGGAAGTTTTATAATATCATCATATTTCCCACTCAAAACTATCCCTCCTCTATGCCTTATGTCCACCTATCTGATTATTTCTATCTCTCATAGTCGCACCTTCTTGTAGACTCATCCCTTTGAGAATCGCATTCTTTCCAAATTTATTTTTAATATTTAAAACAGCCTTTTGAATATTTTCCTCTTTTTCTTGAAACTCCTTCTCTTCTTTACACTCTTGCTTGTTCATCAAATCAAATAAATTTAACTGCTCATAAGTATTCTTCATGGCAGAATTTTTATTTATTACATGATTAGCCGACATATTAATCCTTCTCACAAGTAAGTTTTCATCCACAATTCTTTCAAACAGATCTAAAACGTCTTTTACAATCATGCTCGTAGAAGAGGTATATTCATGTAAATTAATCGTTCCATGTGCATGTTTAGGTATTTTTCTACCATATTGATCGACAGAAAACTCACCTTGATATGCACTCATCCTCGCAGAATCTAATAAATTTTCTCTATCATATCCTATTGTTAGAACAATCTGATCTGTAACAAGATTTTTACTTACTAGATCCAAAACTAAGCTCTCTGTCATTTCACGGACAATTAATTTTGCAGTTTTATAATTTGTTCCATTTTGAAGTACCTGTCCACTCCCAATACTATTGCTGTCAGGCTTATATTTCTTAATATCTGCAATAGTACATGGTTCATATCCCCACGCATGGTCAATCAATAATTCCGCATTTTTACCAAACATCTTATGCAGCAAGTATTCATTGTAGAAATCAGTTTCACCGCCCAAAGAACATCTTG